CAGCCAAACCAACCAAAAGATCAGCCAGAGCAACCAAAAGAGCAACCAAAAGAAATAGAACAACCTAAATAGCATTGATTTATATCCATTTTTAGTTTAGTTTATAAAACTAATGGAGATTTTATCAATGAATGAAGTTTTGCTTTTTACAGATATCCATATACACCCACACAAAAGAAGAAATGAGAGACTGGAAGATTGTCTCAAGGTTCTTGATTGGGTTTTTGAAACCGCAGAAAAAAGAAAAATAAAATCAATTCTATTTGGTGGAGATCTTTTTCATGATCGCCAGAAAATAGATGTTTACACATACCAAAAAACTTTTGAAATTTTACAGAAGTGGCTGAAAAAAGATATTTTTCATTTATATCTTGTTTTGGGAAATCATGACCTTTGGTTCAACGACCAAACTTCCATCAGTAGTGTCACTCCTTTGTCGTCTTTGCCAAATGTTAAAGTTATTGATAAGCCTCTTAGGTTGAATATAGAGGAAAGTCTATGGGATATGATTCCTTTTACGCATGATCCAATTAGTGCAATAACAAAACTCGATAGTGAAAATGGAGATCCAAAGTACGCTCTTGGTCATTTGGCTATTGATGGTGCTATTTTACATGGAAGTTCAATTGCAGATGTTGCAATAGAGCATGATGGCGAGATGGTAAAGATTAGCCCAAATTTGTTTAAAAAGTACAAACATGTATATCTTGGTCATTATCATTGCTCTCAAGTTCTGGAGCCTAATGTTGAATACATTGGTTCTCCTCTTGAACTTTCTTTTGGAGAGGCATTCCAAGAAAAACATATTATTATTTTAAATTGTAAGAGTGGGAAAAAAGAATATATAACAAATGATTTTTCGCCAAAACACCTTGTCATATCTCCAGAGGACATAGAAAAATATGATTTAGATAAGAATTTCGTTCGAGTTGTTGTAGATGATATCTCCGCCACAGATTTGTTGGATATGCGTAAAGACATATCTAAGGATAAAAATTTGGGAAGTCTTGAAATTAGACAACAGAAAAGAAAAATTGATATTGATTCTATTGATAATGCAAAGGCAATAATATTTAAAGAAGACGAAATGATCACTCAGTATGTTGACATTGTTGGCACTGGCGATCTTGATAGAGATAAGCTTATACAGATTGGAAAAATCATTTGCGAGAAGGAGATAAGTTGAATAAATTTTTAGTATCTTCATTTGATGAAGCTTATTTTGTGAAATATGGCATTTCTTGGTTTGCATCCCTCAAGGAAATTGCAAATTTTGATGGCATGGTTATTTTGCTTGCCTTTGACATCGAAAATCAAAAAATTATAGATGTTTTAAAATTAAACAATATCGTTGTTCTGTCTAAGAAAAATGTCACTGATAAAAGACGAGAGGTATTTGATACCATCTCTGAGTTACAGGCTCATAGTCAAGGAATGTTTTCTTATTTTGACATAGATGGTTATTTCAATGATGACATCTCTGATTTATTTGAAATAAAAACTGATGAATACTTAATGTTTGCCAGTGATTATAACATGGGCTTTTGTTATGGTTCTAACTTTGGATGGCAAATGTATCGTGACTATAGAACCTTTGAAAAGTTCTTTCAATTTGAACATTCCATATCTGGTTTTGTCAATTTCAATAAAAGAATAGCTCAGATCGATAATATTTGGAATTGCTTAGAACCTAATAGATTGTCTTCTGATGTAAAGCCAAAATTTATTCATTACAATCGTAGTATTAAGCAGGTTACTGATAATATCTCTGATCTGGACTTCTCCTTCCAAAAAAAATATCCAGACTTATATGAAAAGTGGCAATTTGAATTTTATGGTCATCCAAAGACAACTATGAAAAATTTTCTTGTAAGGAAGAAAAGTAATTGAACCTATATCTAACTTGGGCTAACAATATTGATGATCTTAATTGGAATCAATATCAGGTTTACTTTTCATCTATATCTAAAATAAAATTCAATAATAAATTTATTTGTTTGACGGATGGGATTGATTCTAAATACATATCAAAAATTGAGGAATATGGTTGTGAAATAATAACCGAACCTCGAAAAAATAAAAAAATATTTACAAATCGTTGGCATTCTTTTTGGAAATATTTATCTAAATCTAATTGTGACAAGGTAATCATTACTGACTCTAGAGATATTCTTTTCCAGCACGACCCATTCTCATATTGTCCAGAATTTGCAGTTGGAGTTTGTTGTGAGGGATTTGAGCATCAATCATCTTCATTCAATATGATTGATCAAATGAATTTGCAAAAAAATCAAATGGAAGATTTAGAAAATTACACAGATTGGTGTGTAGTTAATGGTGGTGTTTGTATTTCTTACAGAAAAAACATCATTGATTTTTGTTTTTTGATGTGGTCAAACTGCCTCGGAAGACCATTTTGTACAGACCAAGCGGTTTTAAATTTTATTTATAACAATCTTAAATCTACCGGAAAGATGCATTTATTCGATCCTCGAAAAGATAGCTTTTGTCTCACTGGCGAAGCAGAAAAAGAATTTTTGCTTCCTTATGATGTACAAATGATTGATGGATTGGTTGAAAATCAAAAAAAAGATAGGTTTTGCGTTTTTCATCAATGGGATCGAACAAAATTTTCAAATCAAATCTTGAAAAGATTTATAAAATAAATTATCCTTACAGAATGAAAAGTTTAAAATTTAAATATCTGACTGCTAAGAATTTTTTGTGTTTTGGACCCAAAGGTATCGAATTAAAATTCGATGACTATGGATCTATCGTTTTCATCAGAGGTGAAAATAGAGATGTCAAAAAAACAGAAGAAAGCCCTACTTGCGATGAAGTAAAGATAAGTTCTAATGGCTCTGGAAAGAGCAGCATTCAAGAAATTATCTCTTATGGGTTGTATGGAAAGACAATTAAGAAGCCTTCAGCAATAACCAAAGATGGTGTTATCAACAATCTTGTTGGTAAAAACTGTATGGTTGAATTGCAATGGGGCAATTACAGAATTGTTCGATGTCGAAAAAAGAATTCTTTGCAATTTTGGGAAAGTGAATCACAAGAATGGAATGATACCACCGAAATAACAACTGGCAGTATGGATGAAACTCAAGTCTTAATTGAAGACTCCATAGGCTTGTCTTATGAGGCATTTGTAAATATATGTATATTCACAGATGACCAGTCATCGTCATTTTTAGAAGCTAATGCTGCATTAAAAAGAGAAATTGTTGAAAACCTTTTGGCTCTTTCCTCTTATCGTGAAAAACAAGAAAGAGCAAAAAAGTTTGTTTCTGAAACAACAGCAAACATAAAGATGTTAACTAGAGAGTATGATATTCTTCGAACTAACGAAGATCAATCGAAAAGGCGATTACAACAAGCAGAACAAAAAGAATCAGATTGGAAGAGAACTAAGAAATCAGAAGTTGATAATTTACAAAAATCATTAGATGATAAAAAAGAAAAATTAGGAAAAACATCTCATGGAGCAGAATTGCTTGCCTATCAAGATGCACAAAAAACAATACAAGAATCATCTAAAATTATTGATGAATTAGATAAATTGATTGAAGATGAACAAGGAAAAATAAAGTTAGCCAAAGAAAAAGAAGAAAAGATACGAGAAGTTGCTTTGGAATTAAGATCCAAAGGAGAAGAAATAAAGCTTGGAGTAAATACACATCGTAGATTTATAGAAAATAAAAAACAACACATAGCATCATTGGGTTCTAACGAACATGGATCAACCTGCGATCATTGTTATGGAGTTATTGATTCTAAAAATATCAAAAGAGTTATAGATGAAGATCAAAAAGAAATAGACGAAGCAAATAGAGACTTGTCTGTCCTAATCACCAGTGCCAGTGAACTCTCAACAAAAATGCAAGATATTGCAGATAAACAAAATAAGATAAAAGAATTTATTTCTACAAAAGAATCTTTATCAAATAGCCATATAACAAAGATAAAATTAGAAAGAAATAAAATATCAGTTGCAATGAAGGTTAAGGAACCAAAGGCTGATAGCTACGAATTGCTTATGGAGCAGGAGATATCACAAATAAGAGATTCAATCACTGCAAAAAACGAAGAATTAAATGGCAAAAGTCCATTTGAAGATATCATCGTTTCTGAAAAAGAATTTGTAAAGACTAACGAAGAATCATGTCAAGAAAAGTCGAAATCTATTAAAGAATCAGAAGACAATCTGAAATATTATCAATATTGGCAAGCTGGATTTGGAGAAAAAGGAATTAGAAAGATAGTTGTTGATGGAATTATACCACAACTCAACAACAGAATTGCTTATTGGTTGCAATTCTTGATTGATAATAAGCTTACACTTAAGTTTGATAATGAATTTAATGAAACGATAGAACGAAATCCACAAAATGGCGATCCGTATATTTACCATGCAATGTCTGCTGGTCAGCGTAGAAGATTAAATCTTGCCGTTTCTCAGGCATTTGCAGACATCATGATGATTAGTTGTGGAACCATACCATCCATTGTTTTCTTGGACGAAGTTACAACAAATATTGATCCGTTAGGCGTACAAGGGATTTACAATATGATTCAGGAACTGTCACAAGAAAAGCAAGTATTTATTACGACTCATGATAAAGATTTGATAAAAATGCTGGAAACTGCTGATACTATAAATTTGATACATGAAGATGGTTTTACAATTTTAAATAAATAGTTTTTTTTGAAAAAAATTCAACCTTCTTTCTTACATATATTCCCAACACAATTAAATTAAAGAGGCATCAAATGTCAACTAAAGCATTGTCGGATTATACATTCGTTTCTCGTTATGCTCGTTATAACAAAGAATTAGGAAGAAGAGAAACTTGGCATGAAGCTATTGAGCGTGTCAAAAACATGCATTTGACAAAATTTCCCATGGTTGCAGATGAGATAAATTTCGCATTTGAGCATGTTCATAATAAAGTGGCACTTGGAAGTCAAAGAGCATTGCAGTTTGGTGGAACTCCAATTTTGAAAAAAGAAGCTAGAATTTATAATTGTTCTGCTGGTTATTGTGATCGACCTAGTTTTTTTCAAGAAGCGATTTGGCTTTTGCTTTGCGGTTGTGGTGTTGGCGTTAGCGTGACTAAAAATCATGTTGATAAAATGCCTAATTTCCACAATGGTTTGAAAAGTGCAAAAGATTTTTCCGAAGAAAAGATTTACGAAATAGAAGATTCAATAGAAGGATGGGCGGATGCATTTGGTGTTTTACTTGCGTCTTATTTGCCACATTTGCAATTTCATGAATATTATGGGAAAAGAGTATCTTTCAATTATTCCAAAATAAGACCTCAAGGTTCGCCTTTGTCTTATGGAATTGGAAAAGCTCCGGGTCCTAAACCTTTGGAAAATAGTTTAGAAAAATGCCGTTCATTAATGAATAATTGTTTGGAATTGAATCTTAGAAAAATTAGACCAATAGATTGCATGGATTATCTTTTGCATGCAAGTGATTGCGTTCTTAGCGGTGGAATTAGAAGATCTGCTGTTATTGTTTTGTTTTCTAAAGAAGACAATGAAATGATGACTGCAAAAACTGGGTCTTGGTATTATGAAAATCCACAAAGAGCTAGAAGCAATAATTCGGTTTTGCTAGACAAAGCAACAACTACATTTGAAGAATATCACAAATTATTTGAATCAACCAAACAATTTGGAGAGCCGGGAATTGTTTGGACGGATTGTGTTAACGAACAATTATTTAATCCTTGCAACGAAATTAGTTTGCGTGGATATGACGAATTTGGAAACTCTGGATTCCAATTTTGTAATTTGACTGAAATAAATGGAAGCAAATTAACATCAAAAGAAAATTTTGCTTTGGCTGTAAGAGTTGCTTCTATAATTGGAACTTTGCAATCTGGATATACAAAGTTTGATTATTTGGGTTCTATAAGTGAAAGCATAACAAAGAAAGAATCTTTGCTTGGTGTTTCGATCACAGGCATGATGGATAATCCTAAGATTTGCTTTGATCCTTCTATTCAGAGAGAAATGGCTGGATTGGTATTAGAAGTAAATGCTGATATTGCAAATAAGATTGGAATTAATTTATCAGCAAGAAGCACAACAGTAAAACCTGCTGGAACTACTTCTTGTATTTTACAAACATCGAGTGGTATTCATCCACATCATGCTGAAAGATATATCCGTAGAGTTCAAAGTAACGCTATGGAAAATCCAATTCAACATTTCTCAACGATAAATCCAAGTGCAATAGAAACATCCGTATGGAGTGCAAATGGAACAGACAAAGTTATAAGTTTTCTCATAGAGACTCATAAGGATGCTCTAACTAAAGCTAACATTGATGCGATTCAATTGCTTGAATATGTAAAACTCACACAAGAAAATTGGATTGAGAGTGGAAAAAGAAAAGAGATATGTGCTGCTCCTTGGTTGTCTCACAATGTTAGCAATACCATTAATGTTCATGATCATGAATGGTCAGCAGTTGAAAGCTTTATTTATGATAATAGAAAAAGTTTCGCTGGAATATCTTTGCTTGGTTCCACGGGAGATTTGGATTATCCACAAGCTCCATTCACGAGAGTTCTTACAGTTGACGAAATAGTCATTAAATATGGAAAAGGTTGCATCTTTGCATCTGGATTGATTGTCGATGCACTTCATGCATTTCATAATAACTTATGGCGAGCTTGTGATGCTGCCTTGGGTGTTTTCGAGGTTCAAGAGCCAAAGGTTCCAGAAAAATTAAATGATGAAATAATGCAAAAATTACAATCAGAATGGGTTCATTGCAACTTACAAAAAGATTGGGTTAGAAGAGCAAAACAATTTGCCGAAAGACATTTACAGAATAATGTCAAAGAACTTACTTATCTTTTGAAAGACATAAACAACAATAAATTATGGGAAGATTTGAGTAGAGTTTACAAGGATGTAGATTATACTGCCATGTACGAAGAAGAAGATAACACTAAGCTTATGGAAAATGTTGCTTGTGCTGGAGGTGCGTGTCAATTATTTTAATTTGGCATTTTTTTTAAGCTTACTCTAATAGAAAATATAGATTTAATGAGGCTTTAGAATGGCTAAATACATTTTTGTAGTTGGTGGCGTTATCTCTGGAACAGGCAAAGGTGTCGCAGCTGCTAGTATAGGTCTTCTACTAAGACTTCGTGGTCATAATATTACGCTAGTTAAGTTTGATCCATATTACAATATCAACGCTGGCATTCTTGGACCCGGAGAACATGGTGAATGTTTTCTCTGTGATGACGGAACTGAAACAGATTTGGATCTTGGACATTACGAAAGAATTGCTGGAATAACTGTTAGTAAAAATAATATTTGCACACATGGGATTCTTCAAAAAGAATTAATTGAAGAGCAAGAGCATGGCAAATATCTTGGTGAAACTATTCAAGTTAATCCTCATCTAACCGATAAGATTGAAAAAAGATTAGTTGATTTGGGTAAAAGTCACGATATTGTTATCGCAGAAGTCGGTGGCACAGTCGGAGACTCGGAAAGCTTTGCGTTTTTTGAATCTATTCGACTATTTAAACAAATTCATCGTGCTAATGTTTTGATTGTTATGGTTGCTCCAATTCTTTGGGTTAAAACAATCAAGGAGTTCAAGACTAAGCCTTTGCAAAATGCTGTAAAAGAATTGCAAAGACACGGACTTCAGCCAGATGTTCTTTTTTGCAGAACAGAAAGCTCCGTGCCAGAAAAGATCATGAAAAAAGTTTCTCAACTTTCTAATGTAACTAGAGAATGTGTTTTTGATGCTCCTGACTTTGAATCAATTTATCAAGTTCCTCTTTCGTTTTATGATCGTCATGTAGATGATTTGTTTGTTGATTTGTTACATTTAAATAGAAGTTCTTGCAGAATACACAAGTATCGAGATGTGGTTGAAAAATATACCAACAACAATCTTCAGCCTGTGACTATTGGAATTTTTGGGAAGTATGATAATTGCGATGAAGCATACATTTCTTTAAAAGAAGCGTTACTACATGCTGGAATCGTTAATGATGCTAAAGTTCTAATCAAGTGGTATAAAAGCGAAGAATTAGAAAAATACAAAGACAACAGAGGGTTGCACAAAATTTTTGATGAGTTGGATGGCATTATTATTCCCGGCGGTTTTGACAATCGTGGTATTGAGGGGAAAATAAAAGCCATTCAATATGTTCGTGAAAAGAAAATTCCATTTTTAGGAATATGCTTAGGGTTGCAGTGTGCCGTCATCGAATTTTCCAGAAATGTTTGCAAATTAGATGATGCAAATAGCATGGAATTTGACAAAGAAACAAAACATCCTGTTGTTAAGTTCGTTCAAGGACAAGAGGCTATTGTCAAAAAAGCTGCAAGTATGAGGCTTGGGTCATATGATTGCGAATTGAAAAAAGATTCAATTGTTTATGACTTATATGGTCAAAAAATCATTCAAGAAAGACACAGGCATCGTTACGAAGTTAATGAGGAATATGTTTCTCAGCTTGAAACCAAAGGTTTTATTGTAAGTGGCAGAAACCCTCAAACTAATCTTGTGGAAATTATGGAATTAAATAGGGATATTCATCCTTATTTTGTAGGAACGCAAGCCCATCCAGAATTTAAAAGCAAATTAACAGCTGCAGCACCTTTGTTCGTAGGATTGATTGCTTTTTCACTTAAAAACAAAAAACTTGAAGCTGAAACCATAAATAAAGTATGAATTTTAAACAGTTCCTTATAAATGAAGATACAAGAGATTTAGCAAATAGGATTGGCGATATTTACAATGCTTTGCAAAATCTAGGTGATATAGCTCAAAAAAAGGGCAAAGCCACCATTGTTGCAACTCAAAATATTGTTGGTCAAATTCGCAAAATTATAAGAAGCATGGATGTTAAAGAACACAAAGAACATTTAGAGAAGCTTTCAAATATTGGTGTGATGCTATTGAAGTCTATAGATGGAACAAATGACATTTCGCTCGAAGATGCGTTATCAAAATCAAATATGGCAATAAAAAATATTGTCAATAAATTGGGTTCACCAATCAATGATATTGCATCAGCAGATATACAAAAAACAAAAGATGATAAGGGAACTTCCGATAAAATTAAAAAATCCGCAAAAGCGGTTGTTCCTCCATCTGATCAAAGTGTCATTCAACCAACAAGCCCCGGCGGACCACCACAGCAAGAAGTTCCTACATTGGGAGGAAGCACAGGGGATTTGAAAAACATATAGGAGAATTCCATGTGCGGAATAGCTGGCTTTATAGGGAAATCTAAAAACAACACATTATCATTTGAACTTTTATCTGAATTATTCGAAAGGCTAGATTCTCGTGGCATAGATGCTTCTGGATATTGGTTGGCAGAAAGCGGAGATAATGGAAGTGTTTATACTCACAAACAACCGGGAAGATCTAGCGAATTTGTAAATTCTGATATTTGGAAATCTAACAAAAATGTCGAAGTGAATTTAGCTTTGGTTCATGCCCGTGGAGCTAGTCGTGGCTCTGGAAATCCGATGGTAAATAAAAATAATCATCCATTCTTAAGCGAAAAAAGCAATATAGCATTAATTCACAACGGCAGAATTGATGAATATGATTCTTTGAAAAAGAAATATCATGTTCATTCCCAATGTGATTCTGAAATTCTTTTGAGAATATTCGAACAAGCTAAACACCAATACTCTGAAAATTTCTTAAATGAATATATCGGAATCTTGCCAGAACGAGAAAGAATGGCTGGAATTAAAGACATATTTTCTTATGTAACTCAAGGTCATATGGCAGTTGCTATTGGAGAGTGGAAAAATAATAATGGTAGAAATTTATGGTTATTTAGAAATGAACATAGACCATTATGGATTGCTGATGCGAGAAATAATCTTGGTCAAATATTTTTCTTTTCAGACCCTTCAATTTGGAAAAGTGCAGCCAATGCTTTAGGTGATAAATCAATAATCAATTCAAAAATAATTGAAGTTATAGATCATGAGATTTGGCATTTTTCATTAGATTCTGAAAAACAAAATATTACATATCCTAGCAAATATTATGTAACTTCATCTGAATGTAAAGAATGGTCTTATAGCGGAAATGCATTATCTCTTGCAAAAGATGATATAGAAGTAAATATAATAACTCCATTATCTACAGGGGAAGATTATGTTCCTGCAGCTGATGATGATGCTGATAAGCTCCTTGATGAAATGGAAAAAAAAATCGAGAAGATACAAGAGACATGCAGAAACATTTATGCAAATTCCCAAGTATTACTTAGGAACAATTCTATTTCTGTTAGTGATGTGGAACAAATTTTATCTTTGTTAGATGAACAGAAAAAATCATTTTTAGATATAGAAAATATTTTCGACTAGAGGTTACATGGAAAATAATTATGATGATGAGGATTTTGTTGTTGATGACATATTGAAAAATAAAGAAAAAAAGAAAAAAAAAGTAAATGGCAAACAAAAAGGTGGAAGAGTCGAAAGAGAACTAACTAAAATATTAAACACCAGATTTAATTGTCAAGATTTTTCCAGATCGGTTGGATCTGGAAATAGATGGGGTCAAGTCAGTCATCTTCCTAAACATGCTAGAGATGTTTTTTCTGGCGATCTAATTGTTCCTGCTAATTTTATATTTTGTTTAGAATCAAAGGGCGGTTATGACGGCATTGATTTGAATGGAATTTTTGAACATGGATCAACAGAATTAGATCATTTCTTGGATCAGGTTGTTGCAGATTCTGTTAGATGTGAAAGAAAACCTATGCTTTGTTGGAAAAGAACAAGAAAATCTTGGCTTGTTTTTTTGAAGACTGAAGAATTAAAAGGAAGAGAATTCAAGTACATGCTTAAATATAGAGAGTGGACTGGAATTTTGCTTAATGATCTTTTGAGGATTGAAAATGAATTCTTTATAAATCTTGGAGGATAATGAAATTTTTATCTGTTTTCACGGAAGAAACTTTTACTTTGGTAAAATTTACAAATGGAAGAATGTTTGATGAAGCTTCAATATCAGAATTAGGATCAGAATTATTAGAGGTAGTAGAAGCAACACCAGAAAAGAGCAAGGTAATCTTAGATTTCACTGGTGTTGATTATTTATCAAGTGCAGCACTTGGCAAAATGATCACAATGAATAAGAAATTAAAAGAGAAAGAAATAATTTTGATTCTTAAAAATATGAGCGAAAACATTCATGAGGTTTTTGTAATAACACGATTAGATAAGTTTTTTAAAATAGAAGTATGAACAAAGAAGATCCAAAACCAGAAGAAGAAGTTTGCTTCAATTGCAAGCATTTATTTTGGGGTATTGGTCTTGGTCTTGGCTTGAGATGTAGCAATGCATTCAACAAAAAGGCTGATCAAAAAGAATTTTTACCACTTGTTCCAAGCAGAAGACATACTTGTGAATATTTTTCAAATAAAAAAAATCATTCATAATCTTTCAAATTATAAATATTGCAATTTTTATCTATCCACAACTTTGTTCCATCGGCAGTTAAAAACCAATGCCATTTTTCTGGTTTATCTACTTTTATAGTATCTCCAAATCCATCCGTTAAAACAAACACATAAGGATGCTTGGACATATTATTTTCTATTTCTTTTTTAATGTAGTTTTTAATTACACTGAATGAAGTTCCTCCGCCACCATATATTTTATTTGATTTCAATGATGTTTCTTGAACTTTTGTATCAAAACAAAAAAGTCGTACTTTGAATTTTTGCGAGTCTAAACTAGAGGCACACTTAAAAAACCTATCTTTTAATCCAAAACAACTTCCAGATGTGTCCATAAAGAAAAAAACATTAATTTTGTCTTCTTCTGTAATTCTTTGATATGTTTCTATTTCGCATGGTAAAAATAAATTATCATCAATGTTTACATATCTTCTAGATTTTCTAAGCCATTGCTCTGCGGAACCATAACAATCTTTTGATTGTTTAATTTCCCAAGATCTTATAATGGTTTCCCATTTCTTTTTTATTTGTTTCGATAAAGAACCTAAAGAGTGCCACCAACCAACACCAGATCCAGCAGGACTTATGTCTTGATTTTTTTTAGCAAAATTAGCTATAGCTTCTATTTCGTCTTTACTTAGACTTGATATTATTTTCCCAACAAATTTGTCGTAATCTTCTTCGGACAATTGCGAATGATCATCTAGACAACCTTGATTTGGATTGCTTGCTTGATTTGAATGACCATCACCATATTTTTCATTATATTTATTGAAATAAAATTCAAAACATTCGTCTTCTGGATATTTCTCATCTGGAAATATATTGTCAACCCAACACAAAATACTTTTTTCATTATTTTCTGAATTTAAATTTATAGCATTACGAATTCCTACTTCTATATTATTTTTTTCAAATCCAAAATTATTTATCAAGCTATGATTTACGACAATATCAAGACATATGTTTGCTGTTACTTTTTTTTGTATGTTGAGATTTTTTGATCTTTTGCCATGATTTAGTATTACATGTAACATTTCGTGACATATTACGAATAGCTTTGAATCTAATGATAGGTTAGACCAGAAGATGGGATTGAAAGAAAATTGTATATAATTTCCATTACGATCAAATTCAATAGCTGCCGTTTCAATCTCATCTTTAAAAATTGGTTTGCCAACAGCCCACAACTTATAAAAGATTGCATGATGTTGTTCTAATTTGTTGGATATTTCCAACCATTCATCGGGATTTATCTTATGCATATTAATCTTCAGATAAAAATTTTGCCATGTCGGGATTTTGAGTCATAAATCGTTTAATTTTATTTGACATCTTGTAGTCAGTTTTTGCATTTAATATTTCTTTACAAATTTCCATATATGTTTTTTCAGAATTGACATTAGACATAACATGTTTTGCTAATTTTTCATTAGAAGTCATTAATGATATGATTTTCTCTTTAGGAACTAATGGCAAAAACCAATCGCAAAGAGTTTTGCTTTCTATGATATATTTTGATGCTGAAGAAAAATTGTTCTCATTTTTTAGCCAAATTTTAGCACCACCAGAATCTTCTTCTGACATAAATCTTGCTAATTTATCACTTGTAGGACCGTCTTTTAAAGCCTGTAAAAGCTTCGAAACACCACTTTCTTGTGGCAAATGATCTCTTAGATCTCCTTGTCTAGAAAATGAGTTTAAAGCGTATTCTAATCTTCTAGGAGATACTAAATTTTTGGTGGAATCATCCAATTCTGACCACCAAGCAATTGCACTGTCCGCAATGGTCTTTCCAAACTTAACTCTAAAGAACTCAACATCTGGCTTGTAATCAATTTTTCTATGAACTTCAAAACGATCCATTTGAGCCATATCAAGTTTTTCAACATCGTAAGACTCTGGATCATCTTCTGGATTTATCGCAGCCCAAACCATCCTTAAATTTGGAAATTTTTCTCCATTTATGCTTTTGAATTGAATCAATTCGAGAACTGCATTTCTAACTTTCTTTGGAGACCTGTTGAATTCATCCATGAAAATTGCTTCTACTTCACCAAGAACAAAGTCCAAAGGACGAATCATCTTTATGTAACTTACAGATTGATCGCCTATAACTTTTGTTGCTTCTTTTGGAATACCAACAAAATCAGTCCAAGGGTCCATAGTGGCTGCACTAAAGTATCTCCACTTCAAACCATTTCTTTCAAATGCTTTTTTTATGAGTGCGGTTTTCCCAACACCATGCTTTCCAATCATCAAAACATTTTGATTGTATTTTATCCAATTGTCTAACTTGTAATCTAAGTTCATAAAGCCTTCTCCAAAATTGAAAAAGGCATGATATCACGAATTGTTTAGTTTTTAAATACAATCATTCGAAAATTTGGATTTGATTTTTCTCAGAGATGAATGTGTTTTCTGCATATTGTAATTCAAACCACACATTGTATATTCCAGAATCGTAATCTGATGTGTCAATAAAGTAATACCCATACATTTTTTCACGATAATCCACAAGTTGCCGATCTACTACCAATCGGAGATCTTTTTCCTGTGGGACACAATCCCCGCAGTTTTTTTCGATTGAAATACGCAAATCTGAGACTATGGCGAGATTTTCGTAATATGGTAGTAAATCGGCTCCTCGTGGAACATTTGGTGAAATTTGGATCACCAAATATCTTTTAGACCCTTTTACAATTCTGTTGGGTCTAAATCCAAATGAAAAATCATAAACAGGCGGAACAGGACTTGTGAACCACAAGTTGGGATAAATTCTAAATCTATTTTGAATTTCCGCCAAAGAACAATGGTCGCTTTCAAAGCTTACTGCCCACACATCAACATAATCTCCAATTGTGTAAAGTGGAGAATCTGCAGATATATCGACATAATAAGATCCAGCGGATTCAGAAATCACATCGGCACCATCTATTGTTACAACTAACCTTCGACCATCAGGATTGGCTTGTGATATTTCGTTAGGATCAAGTGTGTAAATGTCCACTTTTTGAATGTCTTGTAAATTGGCTCGATTGTTGCTATTGTAAGAGAATAGACGCAATCTAATCGTGTCGTTACAAGTTGGATTTTGCAATCTTTCTTTTAGTGGCATATTTACCTTCTTTTACTACTAGATTTTCTTCGCTCTGCTTCCATTGCTTGATTTTCTTTTTCTTTTTGCTCTATAAATCTCTGCACCATCCATTGCCTGATATTGATTGGCATGAACAATGTCTTCTGCATGTCTTGGTGCAGATGATATGAAAAGAAAAATATTTCTTCTAGGAGGTTTTTTCCAAGGGTTATGCTTGGGTGTTCTTTTCCTTCTTCCTCCGGGGGAAGAAAAAATTTGCTTCAAGAGGCAAATCGATTGAAAATTCTGCAGAACAACTTGGGCAATTAATTTCTACATTTGTATCTACACCAAATGGAGGCTCGTTGATGATGCCACGAATATAAGAAACATCATTGATTGGAAGGTTCTTCAATAAAATTTGAAGTTCCATCTTATCGGTGATTCCATCAATTTCTTCTAATAGTTGAGCAGTTCTATAAGTCAATGTATCATCAGTAGCATTATCGCCAAACATCTTCATTCTGCGTTCACGATATTCATTGATTTCTTGCTCATCACGACCAGTTGAAAGGCGATACTTGAATCGATATTTTGAATTTGGCAAAACATCTTCAAGAATTGGTCCAAAATCATGAGGACATTGATTTACAAACAAAGCACTTAAATCAACATTTGTGCTGAATTTGGCACCGCATTCGGGACACTTTACTTCGACATCGTAGCTATGAGAATAAGAGATGCCACGAAGATAAAGTAATAGATAGGTTCGATCTACAGTGAGTAAATTTTCTGCCTTAAAATCTTCTTTAATGCATTTTTGAAAGATCATGTTGATTGCTTGTCCTTTACGGACAAATCTAGGAGTCGCTAAAATTTGCTCTTCTTCGCCTGTCATTGGACGAATATGAATAATGCCATCTGCAGGTCCATTTGTACCATCATAGAATCTTCCTTTTGATGGTAATTGCAATTCTTCATATTGTGCAAGTGATCCCTTGAGGGATTCAAGAATTTCTTTAAGTCTTCCACTTTGATTGTTTTGCGGATATGACGATGGTGCTTTAGCCACACTAGGAGCATTTGTATTGCCATTATCCCTATCTCGCAAATTTGCAAAAGATTGATTGGGTTTTTGCAAGGTAGATTGTGGAGCATCTTGATTGCCTTGACTTCCTTGATTTTTTAAAACTTGCAAAAATTCTTGTGGTACATTCCCTTGAATGTTGATTGGGCTTCCTTCTTTGTTCAAATTACTATCTGCCATTATTGACTCCTATGTTGTTGCTAAAATTCACCTTTGCCTTTAAAATAGTGTGTATGAAAATAAATTTTCAAAATATCGAAGAAATAATTTTTTATAATTCAAAAGTATGGCAACATATACCAGAATTAAGTCAATGTTATAATAATTGGTTGCTATCAATAAGAGTTCCGGGGTTGAGAGATTTAGGAAAAAGGGCTATACTAGATTTCTTAAATAACATTAAAGAAGAGTCTGTTGAGAAATTAGCATCTTTTTTTGGAGAACCTATTTTTATTGACAAGATGAGTGACAAGTTGACTGAAAGCTTTTCATTTAATATTGATGAATTGGAAGAAAAAATTTGTAAGTTTGATAGCTTTAATGATTTTTGTTTGACAAGGCGTGGAAACACAGTTTTTATAACCACTTGGAGATGATAATGGAAAATTTTCTTTTGTTTGCTTTTGGATCTATTGGAATGGCTCATATTATTGTGGATGGATCAATTCTCGAATCATTTAGAGATTTTGTGAAGTCATTTACGAAAAAGATTAATTTGCCAAAACTTGGCGAAATTGTCGAATGCTACATGTGTTCTGGAACATGGGCTGGATTTTTTATGGGATATATTGTTTATGGATATTTTATAAACAATATAACTCTTAGCATCTTGACAACATTCGCCTGTGGTTGTGCTGGCGGATTTCTTTCAAATTTGGCTGCAATGATTTTGAATTATATCGAATCAGCAACCATAATTAATTTACCAGAACAAAAAAATGAAAATATATAAGTATCAAATCTATTGTCAGACATGTCACTATAAAAAAATATTTGGAGATGAAGATGTGAAAGATCTTTCTCTCCAAAAAAGTGTTGATATACAATCTGGAATACCAATATTGAATCCTTTTACAAAGAAAATAGAAACACCTAAGCAAAAAAAAGGAAAATCAAAAATCAAATGTCCAAAATGTGGTCACATTACATTTATAATGAGGTACAATGAGCCAAAACAAGACGATAACTCTTCTGGATATTAAGCAAGCACTTAAGGATTCAAGATTTAGAGATACTTTACCACCAGACATGATGGAAGAAGTACATAAATTTTTAAAAAACCCCGGATGTGCATGCAACATGCCATTGTATCGAAAAATTTTATCTGATTGTTCCGATCAAATAAAACAGTATTTTCCAAATCGTGAAATTAGTAATATTCAAGAAGAAGTAAAAAGACTCGCACAGAATAAATTTTCAGTTATAAATTGTTCTGTAGATGATCTTGAAGGTCATTTGAGAAAACTTGGAGTTGGAAGAAAACAAATTGCGATATCAAGATACGAAGACCAAGTTACTGTTATTGTGAATGATTTAGATGTTATTTATTAGACTTATACAATTTAGAGGAATTTATAACATTTTTACAATTTAACATCATTTCTTCTGGATGCTTTTTATATTTTTCAATATGGAATGGAAATTCATCATCCTTAAGTCTTCGTGAACCTAAAAGCATTGCATTTTCATAAAAATGAAATGCTTTTTCAAATTTATCTAAGGAATAATATATGTCTCCTAGCAAACACCAATATTCAGCCATCAGAGGCTTTTCTATAATAATTTCAAACAAGATTTGTGATGCTAATTTGTAATTCTTTTCAACATATGCATAAATCATTGCAAGATAATATTTTGTCATAAAATATGACATAGGTTTGTTCTTTTCTAAAAACAAATAATGATTGGCAGTTCTAATGAAATCATTCCATTTATTTTTTCCAAGATAAATACAACTCAAGTAATAGTGAGTTTGTGCCACTAGTGGCTTTTCTCTCATCCAATTTTTTATGATCTCCATGTTCTCTTCATAACGATCAATTGTTTGAGATTTCACGAATATATCACTATGTTTAGAAGAATGAGATATGTGTTCGAATACTGGATTTGAAAAAATACAATTATTTGATTTATTTATCAAACGAATTGGTTTTGTAATAACCTGTTCTTGTATGACACTTATTCTTCTGCAATCTTTACCTTCAATATATTCTTGTATTTTATCTAAACCTTTTAATATAATTTCATTGGCATTTAAAAACATCATCCATTCTGTTTCGCATTGATTTATAATTTTGTTTTTTATTTTTGCGTAATCGTTGTGAAATCCAAAGAATATAGTCTTGCATCCAATCTTTTCGATGATATCAGAAGATTTATCCGAACTGTTTATGTCAGCAATAAGTATTTCGGAATCTAATTTCTTACATGAATCAATACACTCGGCAAGTGTAGATTCATTATTTCTGCATGTTATTACGAATGTGAAATTTTTCATTAAATTTCGTTTCAATTAAATGTATAATGGCTTCGGCTTCGTTGTACCTTCCAATATGATTATAATACAGACATAATTCTTTGTAATACTTTGGCGAATGAGGATTTTCAATGATTCCTAACATTATATCAGATATTTTCAACAAATTCGCTCCTACTCGTAATGTCCTTACGCTAAAGAAACCATGGGAAGGAAGTATCGAAAAAAAACCTTGGCATCACAAAGTTACAGCGGTTATTCCAGTCATGGATACATTCGAACAACTTAACATATGTATTCAACTGTTGAAAGAACAATCATCAAAGCCATTTGTTGTAATTGTAGATACTGGTAGCAATGAAGAAGAATACAAAAAGATATGTGGCTTAAGGAATGATGATGTTGAGGTTCACAGTTTGAAATTTAATGGCGTTCTCCATCCAAGTGACTTTCCAGCTATTGCCATGGATTTAGCATTTTCATGCTGTCGAACTGAATATTTATTTGCCACTCATTCTGATGTTTTTTTAAGAAAAAAAACACTTTTAAATGAGATGATCGATTTGTGCAAAACAAATTCTCCAGTTGTTGGATATGAAATATCGCCTAGAGCGCACGAAGATTGGAAGGGAATGGTTTCTCATACCGCTACCATGTACCACATTCCAACAATGGATATAATCGGCTTTGGATGGAGTTTACGCAGACTTTGCAACATATTTAATATCAAAGATCCAATACCAGATCCAAGACGACCTTGTTGGCCAGATACGGAGTTGTTGGGTAATTATATTTTAAGATCACACAAAATTGAACCACACTTAATTGGCAAAGAAGAAAATTTCAAAAGAACATTAGATGATAATATTGATCACTTTAGAAGTTTTACATCAGGAAAATTGTATAGTCGTTCCTACTATAAGATATGCGACAAATGGTATGAAGATGCCAAAAAAGAAGCTCTTGAACGAATTGAAGAATGGAAGAAAGAAAATAACATGAACATTCATTTAAAATCTAAGGAACTTAATGGCTAATGAATATCTAAATAACAAAAATTTTGAAGTCATTATTTCTGAATTTATAAAAATTAAAAGAAATAAAGTAAAATTCGAAACACTTATAGAAGAAATAAAAGCTACAGAAGAAAGAACATCTAAAAGAGATAATTTTGTAAGACCAGAATCTTGGGATTCTTATGAAAGAGAATTCCAATTTTATTTTGCAGAATACAACAAATTAAAAGATAAATTGACCACTGCTTTTTATTTATTGTCGGAAAATATTGTTAGATATAGAAAATTTAACCTTATTGATCCAGATGATGCAGTTCAAGAAGGTGTTCTCATATGCTTTGAAAAAGTTGATAGATTTGATCCAAGTAAAGGAAAAGCATTCAACTATATGACAACTTGCATTATCAATCACTTCAGACAATTGTATAGAACAGCAAGAAATTACAATGAACTTAAAAAAAAATATCAAGATCACTTAAGCGTGAGCATGGAACAGAGCCAGAGACAGATTAAAGGAACATATAAAAATTATCAATCAAATGATAGGTAACTTTTATTTGATTGCTTGAAAAATATTTCCAGCATACTTATAATTTTAATAGTGGATATTGTACGCCACTTAATTTAGGTAACATATGAGCAATCTTATTGAGCAATTAGAAAAACAAGAACTTATACAAAAATTAATGGAAAAGGGATATGCACCACTTATAGATGCACTTCTTGAAAATGAAAAAGATGTGTACACTAAAAAGGGAAGACTCAACAAGAGTGGTGCGTGTCGAGTTTTGGGATGGAAACCAAAAGAACTCGAACAGGCACTTGAAGAGTGTAGAGAAATTTTAAAGAATGATCTTTATTTTAGTAGCTCAACAGATCCAGAAGAAGATTAAACTGGCTCATAATAAGCTCTGTCGTATCTTAAGCTAAGATCTACATAAATTATATTTGAATCGCTGTGATCTAATTCACCGAATTCTACTGTTTCTGGATACATGTTTTCAAATATCCACTTTTCTATTATTTCGCCACAGCCATCATATAGTTCTAATTTTCCTTGTTTTTTAAATCCATTGGTCGCAGTTTTAAGTTTGACACCAGAAGAATTTACTTCGTAATATTCATTGATCCATTCTATTACTGGATGTTTGTTTTTTTTTAAATCAAATAAAGTTAAATTTATAGGTTTCCAATCTGGTTTGCCGGGAAAATAAATGGTTTCATGAAAATGTTGTGCTTCCATGCTTTTAAATGTTAAGCTTGGACGACCAGATTTGGTTGGAGGCAAAGCATCAATTCCTTCTGCCGAAACACCATCAATTTTTAAAAGCCATCTATACTTGCGTTTGAAGCAAGCGGTTGTTTTGTCCAATCCGAAATCAAAACTCATTCTTTGTGCCATTATCGCCTCTTATGAAAATAAAGCTCCGTATCTTTATAAGATTCGGAGCTTTACAATTTTTGAAAGGATTATTATTATGAACAACCTATGCATTGTGGTTGAGGATTCGTTCCACAAAGATTGTTGTATATAGCTTGGTAATATCTAAGGGTCAACTCGATAGTTGCTTCTTCAGAAGAACTATAGTCGAGATCGCCAAAGTTTACGGCTGATGGCCAAACGCCTCGAAGTTCCCAAGATTCGAGTTCTGTTCCGCAACCATCATACATAAGCAAAGTACCTTTGCCAGCCCAACCACCATTATTACCATCACCTTGGACGGTGGTCTGCTGCATCATCTTTTCGCCTTGATCTTGAAAATTATAGATCGAAGCTAACCAGCTGTAAAGATCTGTCATGCCGTTGCCTGTTGAGCGAGCAACATCATAATAGGTTACAGTGATGGTTTCCCAACTTGCCTTGCCCGGAATCCACATTTTTCCGTGCAAGTAGTTGATTTCAGTTTCTTCGATTGTTAAATTAGGACGACTAGCCAACTTTACAAAGTTTTTGCCGACCTTTTTGCCGTTCCACTGAACTTCGAATGTCCATCTATATTTTCTTTTGAATACCAAGTTGGTGTTTGTAGCCAACTCATTTAAGTGCATTAACTGTGCCATTTTTTAATTCCCCTTTCAAAAATTAGAATGCATCTGTGCTTTCGGTGAAGTCACTGCCGGTTCGATGAATACTGAACTCAAGGAACATGAATTCAACTGCTCTTGTTGGCTGTACACCAATTCTTGCTCTAAACTCATTCCTATCGATCACATCGGAAGTATTGAGTTCGGCATCAGCCTTAATTTTAAAGGCTGTAATACCTCGGTCAGTCTGAACCTCTTGAAGAACTAAAGTTGCAATTCTTATGAACTCTGCTCTAAATTGTTCATCATGTGGTTCAAACAATAGAATTCGTGACTTAGCCTTGATTTGCTTTTCAATATAAAACATTAAGCGTCTTACATTTACACGATCAAGAGCAGTGGGTCTTCTCTGCATAGTTTTCTGACCCCAAACCACGAAACCTTCAGTATCTACAAACTGTACGATAGGATTAATGCAGTTCCTATAGCCATACATCAAGTCTCTTTCTTCTTGCGAAGGGCGAGAATAAACATCATTAATACCGGGAACAACACCACGGGTGATACCTGCAGGAGCAAACCAAGGACGAGCCAAGCGATCACTCTGTGCATAAACTGCCATTATAGATCCGCTAGGTGGCGCCCAAATGTCTACTCTGTTGAAGTTGTCACGAATACGAACCCATGGCCAGTAAAGCGCACCAAAGTCACTATCGAATCTAGTGGTGTTTAAAGGATGAGTTCCATTTTGCCATGCAATGATTTCATTTACGGTCAAGCCGAATGGAGCATCAATAATTGCCATGCAGTCTTGGCGGAAATTTTGACACATGTAAAGCAATTCTGTCACTACAGTCGTGCTGCTATGTCCGGGAACCGCAATTAAATCGATGTCATATTGTTCAGATTCAGATACAGCATAAATACCACTGTATCCAACAGAACTACCGATCAATAAAGAATCTTGTAAATCTGGATCTGAAGGAATACCATCAGAACCACCAGACAATGTATATGTTCCGTCTGCGGGTCCAGCAAGAACATCTGTGTTGTCTACTGATCGAATATAATCAGATACTAAAGATAAGTAGCTTCCAATATAGAATGTACTTGCAGAATCTTTTGTGAGTTGACCCCAAGATTCTACTTGATTTCCATTGTTGTAAACTTCTAGAATCCAATTGCTGTCACGAGTGTTGTTTTTAACAACAACTTGAGTGAAGTTTCCTTCAATACCAACTGAGTCTGCAGTAACCAAGAAAGAAATAGATCCATCGTTATTGGTATCGCCAGCCACTCTACCAAATGTCCAAAGGGATGCCTCACTCATATCGCCGGGAGGAGTGTCACCACTTGCGGTTGTTGTCGGCAATCCGAATATAAGTTCGCCAGTGCTATCTGGTTTAATACGCAATCTAGCATCACGACCACTATGAAGCGTTTCAAACTTCAAAGATGTTCCTCCAAATACAGAAGCTATCCAACCACCGGGAAGACTTCCACTTTCTACTTGGCTATTGATTTCAGTAACGATATCATCAATATCTACATCGCCCATGCCGTCAAAGGCTGAAAGATCAATAACTTGAACTACATTGTCGATAAGAACATTATCTGTTCCATCAACAACGATATTGAGAGTAATGCCAGTTAATCCATCAAAGTTATAATACCCTGATGTTGTATAAGTAACATCGGGATAATGAGACGCAGTGCCTTGGATTTCAGCAACTAACATATCTGTTCCAAGACCAGTAGATCCTTCGGAACCACAAATGGAGTTCTGTACAGCAACAAATTCAAGTTCTGCAGAAGGACCATAAGCCCAAAGAGTTCTTATTCCTATATTATCATCTGCTCCACCAAAAAATTGAATGCCATCATTCTGAAAATCAATTTGATCGTTCAGTAATTCTACAAGTTCATCTGTATCGTAACCTGTGCCATTTTCTTCAACTATCAAAGTTCTTTCGCTGAGTACACCATTAAGTCTCCAACGGAAAAAGCTAGTTTGATCGAAAACATATGGTGAAGGAGTATCAGAAACAATTTCGATAATTGTACCAGCAGAAGGAACTTCTACTTCTGCCATAGTCGCAGATTCATCGCTAACTGGATCGGTATCTGCAACACGAACAACATACAATTCATTTGCAATAAGCAAATAACTTTCTGCAGCGTAGATAAGATATGGATCTCCATTTTCTGGATGAGGATTACCAAAGGTTCTACGAAGCTGTCTTTGGCTTGCAATTATAGTAGGAATATTAATTGGACCTTTGCTTGCGAATCCAATTAAAGCCGCCCTGTGCAAAGATTGCTCTGGTGCGACAAAACTCAAGTCCTTTTCGGCAATGCGAACACTTGGACTGATTGTGTTTGATGGTGGAAAACCTCTAAGTATCGCCATAGTCTATTCTCCCTTTTTTAACAAAATATTGTTCGGTACATGCTTGACAGAGATAAATCCGTCAGTTACTGCTCTGTCTATATATTCAGTTGCTCGTTCATCTTCTAAATAAAAAATATTTTTTCCACAACCTATTCCCGGAATATTCAAAGTTGTGAAAGCACGAGGAGCCTTCCTTGACCTTATGATTAATTGAACTGGAAATCTATGCTTGTTCTTAATTTCTAACATTTAAGTTCCTTTACACTTTCTTCCAATCTCGCCATAACCTGCTGAATTTCGTTTTCTTCTAAGCCATCAACAAAATCAATTTTTGTTTTTAGTACGGCTTTTTGTCTGGTGATCGGTTGAGGTATATATGTTTCAGTTGTCATATTAAACTGATATTTTATAACTCTGATTGCTTGATCTCCGGGTTCATAATCCAAATTATTAGCAATCGAATCAAGCTTTACTATTATCTCATACGGAACGCCAGTTACGCTTATATATGCTGTTTGACTAAATTTTAACAAAATTTGTTCTAAAATTTGATTCATATCTTCGACATATAATGTCCAAGCATAAAGAGTATATGTAATATCTACTGGTATTCCACGAGCAAATCCAAGCACTGTGTCTCTATTGTATTTTTCATCAATTGTAAATCCCGGCTTATTATCTTCTCTTAGATATCTTCTATAATCTAAAGCCTTGTGATATGTATATCTGCTTGTATTGAACTGAATGTCCGAATCATGAATTGCTAACATCGGTAATTTAATTCTATCAACAACTAATGTTTCATCTTTTCTTACATTGTCTAAAAGAATTGCTGCAACTGCTTTTTCTTGTGTACCCCAAATAATTGGAATTGGATGAGCTTTTGCATTTTCATCAATAACAACAATATCTGTAAAAAGGTCTCTCATCGCATCATCGCAACCACGCTTCGCTTTTGAATAACGATAAATGGTGTCACGACTAGTTTTACTAGGATCATTTAAAATAGATCCAGTCTGCATAGGATCACAATTTGCAGCAGCACCCAAACCAACTTTTTTATTTGTCGTATCTTTAAGCCAATTCAATGATTCGTCATTGACTTGGCGAAAATTGGAATTATTTTCTCCGGGTTTGCAATTTGATGGAAATGAATCAAGATTTTCATTATAATTCAAAGGGCTTTTATCATTGCATTCATTGAGACCTTTTGATGGATGATTAATATCGTTCATTTTTTTTCCTTTATACCTAGTTATGGAGTGTGACACCAAAAATGTCTGAAACTATTAGAGTTAAGTGTCGAACATGGCATTTGGGAAAACCACCAAAATCTATAAAACTTCAAATTCCCGGCTGGAGTGGTTGTGATCACACACACACAAATGGAAGTAAGGCACAACCATGGCACTGCCAGCCATTTATCGATGGTTCAACTTATGGGATGGAATTAACATTTCCGTTTGAAACGGAATTTCACGCTACAATGCGTGATGGCAAGATGCATTTTGAAGGTGATTTCGCAGCAGAAAATGAAATTACAAAATCACAAGGAGTTCATCTCCCTCCATTTGCTTGTTTTGCTGATGGTCATTTTGGAATGACATCATGCTTAGACATACAAGTTCCAGATGGATATGTACTAAGAATGGAGTCTCATCCAAGATTTTATACCGACACAACAAATACTGTTCCATGTGTAGTTCCGGGGCATTTGCAAACTAGTTGGTGGTCAAAAATATTTTTTGTTGTTTTCAAAAATCCAGTTGAAGGACAAAAATATATATTTAGAAAAGACGAGCCATATGCACAAATTTTAATTTTGCCAAAAAAAGTCTCTTATGAAGTAGAGCCTATGACAGAACAAGAAATTTTTAAAAGAGGATCGCAAGACGGAATAATTGCAGATAACGCAAGAAGTATTGCTGGCTTAACATGGACATCTGAAGGCGGTCACCAGTTTGACGATAAATATAAAAAACTTGCATCTGTTGCTGCGAAACATGGATGTCCTCATGTTCAAAAACATTTAGAAGAAATAAAAGCAAAACCAAGGGGTCGTATAGCTAGAAAATTAGTAAAAGGAAAAAATGAAAATCCCACCATTCAAACTGAAAAAAAAGACCAAGAGTTATAAACCCTTGATCTTTCAAAGCGAAAGACTGATACAGCCAAAAATACCTTTGTCGCTTATAACAAATGTACATAAGCCTAATCTATATGAAAAACAAAACTTCACTACATTTGTGGAGCAGCCATCTGGTTAGGTTGTGCTGGCATTCCTGATTGATCGCCCATTCCTGTTGGCGGTGCTTGACCCTGACTTTGGTCTTGACCCTGACTTTGGTCTTGGTCTTGGGAATCTTTTTTAGGTTCATCTCCGCCAGATAAATTATTTGTTTTTAAAAATGCATCAATAATTTTTCTATTTTCTGGTTTCAAATCTGGCAAAGCTTGTTTCATAATATCAATTAATTTTGAAAAATTATCGTCATGAGCAGTTGGAGATAGACCACTTTCTTCGCCTTGACCAGAACTTGAATCTTGCTGTTCTGGAGGAGCGTCTGGTGCTGTCATATTTCCTTGATCTTGAGGATTACCACCTTGTGGCGATCCTTGTGGTGCATCTTGTTCTAATAACATTTTTTCAATACGAATTTTTTCTAAGAATTCAAAAAATATACCCATGAAATCTCCTATACAATTTTAATTTTAAGGTCTGGTTGTTTCTGTGTAACTTCGCCTTCGCCAGTCGTAACAGATTCTTGGAATCTCTGACAAATGAGTTCCATTCTTAATGCTCCCCACAATTTAAACTCACCTAAGTTTCGTTGGATAATTACCCAATTTTCTCTTAAGTGAGGACTAAAAATTCTTGATCCAATCTTTGGAGGATGTCCTATAGATTGAAGAACAGCCTTGTAATTTACTTCAAATACCATTTCGTCTGGTGAATCTATACCAAATTGACTTAATGCATTTTGAGATGGTATTGGTTCGTAACTACACCACAATTGAATTGGATTGTTTGAAAATATTTTACCACGATCTTCCAAATAAAGTGGATCTACAGTTTGTTGTTGAATAAAAACTTCATAGTAATACAAAGGAGATCCACCACGCCTGATAGATTCTTGATCCCATTGATTGAAAAGATCATGTTCTGGTGCATTGGGATTGTACTGTTGCACACTTCCTAAAGGCTTATAACAAGTTCCATCTGTATTTTTTAATGCCATTTTTATTTATCTTTTATTTTAAAATTATTTTTATATGCATATGATTCAAGCTCATAGTTATATTTTTCTTTTGTAAATCTCGACCAGAGTGCTATTTTTTTAGCATTGCTAGGCAATAAAATTTCTTTATTTGCAAACCACTTTGGAAAAGTCTTTTGTACATCAGATGAATTTTTTCCACCTTTGATTTGTGAGATAAAATCATCAGTAAGTTCAATAAAAATTTTACGGTAAAATTCGTACACAGAAAAATTATCTTTTTCGGTATTATCTTTTTTAATATAACCATATCTGGTTTTAGATTTTGGTATATCATTCGCCAATGTTGTGGTGGTTTCTAAATAGCTTTTAAATGATTCTAGACCTGAAACAATATCTCTTATTGTGTTTTTTTGATCTGTTGTTGGTTTTTTTTGAGGACTTTTAATGCCAAATGGTTTTGTGACTTCGTAATCACCATACTTTTTAATTTCAGCATCATATTCTTTAGAACTATATTCACTCTCTGGATCTAATGGATTTTCTTCTTTTTCTCTTCCTTCTACTTCAAGGTCATCTCCGTCTTCACCGTGTAAGCTAATATGTGAAATTGGTTTTTGTTTTAGAATTTCTTTCCATCCCATGCCTTTTGTTTTCTTTGAATAAATCCAATTCCAAGTAGTGTTAGTTTCTTCGTCTTTATAGATACTATCTATTTCTGGATTAGGAAATTTAATTTTTGCTCTTTCAAATATTTTGGTTTTATCTCCTTTGTATGGATCGGCTTTCACCATTGCATCTTTTCCAATATCTTTTTTCAATTGATTTCTTCCAATATATTTACATGAACCTTCAAAGTCTTTCATGACTTCTTTTTCATTAAAATAATCATTATCATAATAATGCAAAATTGCTTTCAACATAGGACGATCTAATTTGCTTCTATTAAACATATTTAACAATTCTGTTCCTTCATACTCGTCTGTGTCTTTTCTAATTTTTATCCATGTTCTGTCACTCATGAATTTCCATGTGTAACCTTGGGCTTGGTGCCTATCTCCAATTTTTGGATTTTCTGGAGGATTTTTAAGTTCTGATTTATCATTATCAATAATTTTATCCACTGTCTTAAGACTACGATAAATGTAATTTGGTTTGGTTTTAGATTTTATTTTTTGAAAAAGAGAAGTCGCTAAAGCATCTGATCCACTTGGATGCATTTTATGAATGTGCAAATTTTGCAAAAAAGAAGTATATTTTATTTCATCTTCATCTTTGTTATATTTATTTGCAGCCTTATGTATATCGTCTATAAGTACATTAATTGTAATTTTTTTTTGTTTAGCTAAATCTTCTAATATGCTAAAAGGAACAATTTGTTTTATTTTTTCTTTATCTTTCAACCTATCTGCGAATTGTTTGATTCTATATTTAATTTCTTTTTCATAATACTCTAAGGATAATTCATCTAAAAAACCTTCTCCTCCCATTTTTTTCGCTTCGTTAATTGAATTATTGAATAAAGAAATTGTGAATGTGTCGTTCTCTAAGAACCATTTTCTAAATAAAATATTAATCATATATTTACCTCTCAGGCTTATTTATGTACAATAAATAAAAAAAGAGACTAATTTTTCAATTAGTCTCTACATAATTTTTATATTTATTAGTCTAAACTTATTCTTGGACTAATTGCAATTTGACCGCCACCACTTGGCAAAATGAAAGGCGCACCAGAGAATCTTTCGAGCCATAATAAGGCTGGAGATCCATAAATGGTCGTTACATAGTAACCATAAACAGTTACCGCAGTTGTAAATGTGAATGTTTGTTCGCTATAAACTGCAGTGGTAACGCCAACAGATTGAGTGGTCGTCCAGCTTGATCCAACTAATGTTACTGGTGCATATCCAGTAGAGCCAACTGCTTCCGTAACGGTTGAAAGAGTAGTTCCTTCTACTGGTGTAAGATTGTTCGTAAATAATCGTAAAAGTCTTTCGCCATTAGCTGGAGCAGCAGTTCCATCTGTAGAAATCATATTTACAAGATACTGCAACATTAAAATTTCGCCAACATCAGGTACAAGTAAACTCATGTTAATTCTCCTTTGACTGTGTCTTATTTAGAAGATAATGATAATTTTTTTTCTAATTTTCCTTAAATAGAATAGTATGGTACTAAAAAATAAAGATGGTTCTGTCTATAGGCTTCGTGGTCCTAATTTGCTTTTAAAAGAGCAAAATGTTTGGACTAAGTATACAATTCACAACATGAAATGGAATCCAGTTGTTCAAGAAGACACTATAAAAATAGAGCCTTTAAACACTGATTTTTCTATAAAAGACAAATTTATAGATGAATTAAACATGACTCAACCACCAAAAGAAGAGCCAATAATTGAAAGAAAACCTGTTGTAATAAAAGAAAAAGAAAAAATAAAAGAAAAAGAAGATGATGGTTTGAAAAAATCATTTATTTATTGTTTGCCATCAATACTTCAAAAAAAGATTGATAATTTGTATGATGAAGAATTTGTAACAGTTACTTACGGAAATCCTTTTTCTTTTGAGGCGGTTATTACAGAAGAACATGATTTATTTTTGAATTTTTGGACAACAACAGAAATGGATAAAGAAAGCGTTATATTTCCTAAAACCAATCATAAAAGATGGTGGAAGATAGTTGATAGAGAACAGAAGACGGGTGGTTATGTATATTCTTGCTACCCATCTTCTTATCAGCCACATTTTGAAAATGTTTAATTCTATTTTCCTGTAATTCTTACTCCCAAACCAAGTTTTTCTAATTTATCTCTTTGTTCGTCAATAGCTCTGATGAACCCAACTTCATAGGTGTCAATCATCATAGCGATAAAATCTTTCATATCTTTTTCGGTGGTAAGAGAATTTCCAATTCTATCAATTATTTGTTCGTGTTTTCCATATCGCTCTTTTAATAGTTCAAACATTGATTTTTTAATGTAATGAGCCATCGGGTTGGACATGAAATTAAACCAATTTCCATTCGACATATTTTCTCCAAATTTTTTGTAGCTGTTTATTTCTTGATATTTTTATAATGCTTTATTTCTGCCATTGCTGGAGCATAATATTGATTAGGAATCTTACCAGCTGTGTATTGATCATTAATCCATTTCTCTATAGATAATAGAGTTCCCATTTCAGCATTAACCATGAAATTATACTTAAATGTAAGTGCCAACCAATCTTTATCGGATTGCAAGACTAGCAAATTTTTTGATTTGGCTCTTTGACGAGGATCAAGCATGTCTTTTGGTAATTTAGAATATTTTTGTTTATTTTCAAAATCTCTAGTTGGAATAGTAGCAACTGGTTCTTCTCGCATTGCGTTTTGAACCATTGTCAAATGAGCGAAAGAAGCCACCATAGCAGAAATTGTTTTTTTAGGAAGTATTTGATTTGTAATAACTTTGTTGGCTTCTTCTTCGGACTTAGGCGTACTTAATGTACCGGCAGAATTTGTAAAAATAAGCTTTTCCAAAACTTCTTTCATAGCAGAAATCAAAAGTGCTTTTCTACGATGATTTTCTCCAAATATTTTTTTTAATACTTCTGGAGCTATGTCTGCCGATTGTCCTATGATTCTATCTGCTTTTTCTGCTTCGGCACTTTCATCCTCAATGTTTTTAACAATTTTTTTGAGGTATGTGTAAGGAAATGCTAATTCACCAGCAATTCTTTTTCTGCCAGTCGCAGATAATTCATTTGACATTTTATCAAGATTTAAAATTAATTCTTCTTGGTTTGGTGTTCTTAAAGATGTTGGAATTATTTCTGGAGCATCCATTTGAGAAGTTCGTAATCTTCTTGTTTCTCCTCCATGTATATTTTGACCAAGAATTGAAATGGTTGCATTTTTTGCAAAATCTCTTCTTGCCTGATTTGCTTTATAATTTTTTCCATGATATTTTTTGTTACTTATATTATTTTCAAGTTTACTTAAAATCATATCATGAATTTCTTTAATGTTATTTTTCGCAATGGTAAATTCCCAATCTCTAATACCTGTATATGATTTTTTTTGCGTTATCGCTTGCATAATACCAGCAACAATATCTTTATAAAGATCTGGATAATCTTTGTTTTCTGGACCATACTTTTCCATTACTCCAATAACTTTTTCTCTTTCTTCTTTAGATCCAGCAACTCCAAATGCTTTTTTTCTTTCTGCGGCTCTATTTTTATTAGATGTAAAAGATCCACCACTACTTACACCGGCTTCAGAAGCCATATTCATGTAATCATCAGGATCAATTTCAATTCTATCTTTTCTTTTTCCAATATTGCCTTTGTTTGGACCAACATATTTGGTATATTTTGTTGACATAATGAATGGCATGTCAATTTCAATAGTTTCGCCATTCATAGTAATTTTTTGTTTGAATGTTGGAAGTTTTATTCTTTTGTCTTCGCCTTCGATTGTATTGTCTTCTCGATGTGTTTTTGATCCTAACTTTTTTACAACATGAGCTTCTTTTTCTATATTTCTAGTGCTTCCATCTGGCAATTTTACCTCTTCGCCAACATCTGGAAGTTTGCCGTAATAATGCTGATAATTGTCTTTCAATAATTCTTTAATTGCTTCTTCTGCCATATCTTTGGTTATCAATTGCATACCTTCAGTTGCACCGGGAAGTAAACCATGTCCAGAAAAAGTCTTTTGTAAATCATAACCATATTGTCCGTGACTATGTTCATCTGGATGTAGACCAACTACTTTATCATGTGCTTCGCCTTTTGTTTTTTCTAATTTATGAATAAGCCGATTAATGAATGGTTTTGCCGTAATTGTAACTTTTTTTTGTCCAAATTTAAAATCATATATTTTAGGAGCATTCTTTAATTCTGCGTGAGGATGAATTTTTTCTACAGCATAATAAGCAATGGCATTCCCAGCATTTTCCAATGCTTTTTCATATTCTTCTGAACCTTGATCTTGATAATGTTTTTTTTCTATTTTGTTGTATTCTTTACGCAATTTGTCAACAGTTTTTTCATCAAAATATTGTGGATAATCATCATTGAGTTGTTTGAAATTTCTAGATCTAATAGATTTAATTGCCAATTCTTTAATCTTATTTTTGTCACTTAGTCTTGCCTTACCTCTTGCGTCTAAAGCTTCTGCAAGATCATCATGATATCTTTTTTTAATTGCTTGAACCCAAAGTTCTGGAGGAAATTGATATAAAAACTCAATATCGTCTTTATCTAGGCGAATTGGTTGACGAATAACATCTCCCATAATTGCCATTTCGTTAAAAATTTTTCGTTTTATAAAATTTAAAAATTTCATTTTATTACCTGCTTTTAGATTCTAATTATTTTATCTATATAGTAATATGGACACTAATAAATTGTATATTCCAAGACCGACATCAGACCAATACAACTGTTTATCAGAGTGTGGTGGCTGCAGCGATATTGGTCCAACCGACCCCCTTAAGAAAATATCACCAAGAAGAAATAGATTAAAAGTTAGAGAACAAATCAGAGAATATGTTCTCACGATGCTTGGCGCACCAGTAATTTCATTAGAATTAGATGATCAGCAAATTAGTAACGCAATTGACTTCGCACTACAAGTATTCGAAGAATATGCACCAATGGAATATTTTCAGTACTATACATTCATGACAGTTCCGGGACAATCAGTCTATGAAATGCCTTATGAAATTGGATATGTTAGAAGCGTTTCTTATAAAGAAACAGCACAATATGCTTTTTCTGCTGCCGATTTAGGTGGCGTTATACCATTAGAATATATGGGTGCTGGTGCGTATGGTAGTATTGCTGGTGGTGTAAACCCACAAACTCCAGTATGGGGAAAAATGAATGAGTGGGTACTTTACAAGCAATATGAAGATATGTATAACCGAGCTTCTGGACAACAAGGTGGTTGGGAATGGTTGGGCGGATATCAAAATGTTAAGATTTATCCAACTCCATATAGAGTTTATCCTGTAATTGTTCGCTATTTACAGAAGAAGCCTGACTTTGCTCAAGTTACACAAGTAATGCAGGAAGGCGCATTGGCATTTACAAAAATTATTCTTGGTAGAATCCGAAGTAAAATTTCAAATCCTCCCGGTCCAAATGGCGGTGTTCAATTAGATGGTCAGGCTATTTTGCAAGAAGGATTGCAAGAGAAGAAAGAATGGGAAGAAAAGTTACTCAATAAGTTTGGCGATATCCTTGGTCCAAGTTGGGGTTAAAATGGTAGATTACAAAACATGGCTTGTTAAAAATCACGAAGAATTACATTCACAACTTGAAAAAGTTCAAAGTGAAGTTTTTTCAATTGCTGCTAAAGAATTAACTAAAAAAATATTTGTCGAATCATCTCAAACATCTCGCTATAGCATTAATGTTGACTATAGAACAAACAAAGAAGATGTAATGGAAGCATTTGCAAAATTAGTTCTTGGCTATGTCAGTGCTGGTCTTAAAAAGATGGGATTGCACACAAAGCATGTATTTGAAGAGAAGCCATTGCGATTACTTGTTAGTTCAAGAAATTGGGATGACGGAGAATGGACTGGTGTTATAAGCTGGAGTGACAAAGAAAAATGTTTTCTTATTTCTAAAGGATTTTACAACAAAGAAAGAAAAACAATATCTGTACAATCAACTAAAAAATGTGCTGATAATGCATCAGAGATTGCAAAAGAAGTTAAAAATATGATGCACCATCTGAAAGATCAGCCAGACAGACATCAAGATAAATTAAAGCCAGTTAATTTAAAAAGAGGTCCAAAATGATTTGTAGTTGTTGTAAAAATTATACAAATTGTGAAATCTGTTTTACTTGTGGCACTTGGGTTTTTGTTTTTGAGTAATTGCTTGAGCTTTTACACATGCTTCCATATACCCATCAATATTTTCTCCAGCATCCATCCACCAACCATCGACTTCAATTGCTTTTAGCATTTTTAATTTTAAATACATTTTATTTATATCTGTAATTTCAAGTTCATTTCTTGCAGATGGCGATAATCCTTTGATTATTTTCCAAACTGAAGAATCGTACATGTAAAGACCAGTGGCAATCCAATTTGACTTTGGATTTTTTGGCTTTTCTTCAATGTTTTCGACTTCGCCTTTTGAATTTATTTGCACAACACCATAATGTTCTGGATTATTTACCTGCGTAAGAAATATTTTTGCACCACTTGGATTTTCTTCAAAATCTAGAACTGATTTTTCAACATCATTTTCAAAGATGTTATCAGCCAAAATTACCGCAATAGGTTCGTTATTCGCCCATTCTTCTGCCAAACCAAGAGCATCGGCAATGCCTTTTGGTTCTGCCTGATATGTATAGTGTAGATGCTTTAGACCAAATGCTTCGCCATTCCCAAGAATTCTAAGAAATTCACCAGCAGCATTCCCACCACAAACAATAAGAATGTCTGTAATGCCACTGTTTACAAATGTTTCTATTGGATAATAAATCATTGGCTTATTGTAAACTGGCAATAAGCATTTGTTTGTAACTTTAGTAAGAGGCATGAGACGGGTTCCAAGACCACCAGCTAGAATAACGCCCTTCATATTTTATTCCTCATGAATCTTTACGCATTTGTAAAGAAGATTTTTTAAAGCCAAATTTTTCGTAAAATACACTTACACTTTCATCGCAATCTAAGATAGTTTTGTAGCAATTTTTTTTATCGGCTTCAAATAGCAGGTGTTCTATGAGTAATTTTCCAATTCCACGACCACGATAGTTTGGATGAACAATAATATCTTCTATGTGAGCAACTTTTCCGCCATTGTGAATAAACTTCTGTTCTATCATGAGTGTTCCAGAAGCTATTGTTTTGTTTAAATCTTTAGCAATATATATCTCAATATTGATTGGAAGTGAGCGATATATTTCTTTTGCCTCAGACACTGAAATTATGCAGGGGCGAAAGGTTGAAATGGTATCAATAAAATTCTGATCTATTGATTCTTCATTTAATTTTGAAATTATCATCGTTCCCTTAAACATATTGTTTTTTTACAAACCAAGCATATGGCGAAACTCCACAAAAATTTGAAGTTCCACAAAAGTCACAATAAGCCCTGTGGTATTGCAAATAATACTGAGCAAATAATTTTTTATTGTACCACATATGTTTGCCTTCTACATTTACGCAGAAAAACTGTTCATCTGTCATATTTGATATTATAAAGAAATGTCCTTCTATTTTTCTTTTATCAAGAACATAAGAAGACTTCATAATTATAATTTGCTCAGATGCCAAAGCTTGTTCGATTAATGCTATGGTTGGAAGATTTTTCGAAATGATTGTTGCGTTTTTAATATTGTTTAGGCATATTTGAAAGTAGTGTTGATGTGTTCCACCTTCTGTGCAACGACATTTTTTCTTCCAAAATTTATAATTTTGCTTATAGCTTATGGGAAATCCAATCCATTTTAATGTGTTTAAAATGGCAATAGGACCACAAGAGTAAAGATTCTTTTGGGCTATCCAGCGTATATTTTCTGCCATATAACCTCACTAAAGAAAAATCTTCTATGAAGTTATTTACAAATATCGACAAGATAATGTTATTTAAAATGTAATTTTTTAGAGAAATTTATGTATACATTTGTTCATCAAACGCTATATTGTTCAAAATTGTCTAAAATATATTTGAGTTTTAGACAATTTTGAACAACTGTTTTGCAATTAAGCCTTAATGATTTCTAGACCATCAATTGGACTTTCGTTCAAAAGAACATCTGGTTTTTTAGTATTATCTACAGAATCATTGATTCGTTGCGAAGGAACATTGTTATCGACAACATGTTCGATAGTTCCCTTTGCAGTTACGGTATCAGGTTGATCAAGAATAAGTTTCTGTTCTGTCATTTTTTTCTCCTCTTTTATTTCTTCCATAAAACGCAATAAGTTTGATGGAGGTTTTACAAGCTGCATAAAATAACTATCACCATTGAATTTGCCACGAGGCGGAATTACTTTTCGACCATCACTTGCTGGTTTTGGTAAAGTTAAATAGCCATCAGTATTGTTCTCATAAATATAGAGTCCAGTACCTTTAAAACTATTTTCTCTTTTCTGAATTTTTTCTTCTTTTGTGAGTCTTCTTGGTTTTGGCATGACTTTTCCTTTTGGTTGGTGTCAATTAATCTAGTATCTTTAAGAAAATTGTTTTTTATAAAAAGAAATCAACTATAATATTTTGTATTTGTTTTTTATTTAAAAGGTTTAATTATGGCTCATAAAATTAAAAATTGGACACAGGTTTATCCTCAAGGAACAAAAGAAGGTGATGAAGAACAAGGTTTTTTCATTGCTATATCTAGACATTCGAAGTGGAAATGGAGAAGTGTCGCACAATTATCTAAAGAAGCAAATCTATCAAAACAAAGGGTTGAAGAAATTATTCAAAAATATTTTAACAGAGGTATGATTTTTCAATGCCCTCAAAATGAAGAAATGTGGGGTTATTGGGAAAATCATCTAGATTTAATTCCCAAGAAAAAACATACAACAACCGAAGAAGATCATAAACACAGACTGAAAAATGCAAAAAACTAAAAACAAAAAAACCTCTCAAGTTAATTCAAGAGAGGTTTTTTTGTTGATCAGATGTATCTTAGTCAAGATTGTCATGATTTTTATACTTGAACTGTCCATGATCAACTTTACTATCGTCAACTTTTTTACCCATTTTTTGAACCGCATCAGCGGATGTTGGCATAAAATAAGCTGCTGGATAGTGGCTTCTGATATATGCATCTGGATAAGCCCAACTCATAATCCCGCCCCTAGTTGTCTTTTCTGACAAATCGTAAACGGGCAATTCTTTTTTCGTTTCCTGACAAAATTCAATAAAAGACTTCATAGTTAACCTCTTTAAATTTCATTTTAACTGACATTAGCCAGCCTAAGATCATATGCTCTATTTAGGGTTCTGATCTCAAAAATTTTTAAAATATATCAGCCATCTTGGTCTATAATCGTTGACATCTGACCATAAACCATTTATCTTCAAAACTTAGCAAGCTAAGAAGAAGGGGTTTTATTATGTATGAGTATAAAATCGAAATTTTTCCAGTCGAACAAAAAATGAAAGAAGAATTATCTGATGAATTCTATAAAAATTGCACAGTTTGCTCAAAACAAGTGCTAATAAATCATGATATGGTACAAAAAATTCCCAAAAGTATTGTTGATGATGAATTTTTTTGCAGCTTTTGTTTTCGCAAAGATATGAAATCAAAAAAAATTGTCATCTTTTCATTCAAATCAATCATTGCTTATCTTTATGAAATTTATAAATCAAAAAACTCAGAAAACCCATTGTTTCTAAGCCAAATAGAAGATTATATAGAAATTCATAAAAAATCAGGACTTAAACATTTGGCTTTGGATTATGACGATGAGTCATTTAATTGGTTTTTGAACATCGATCTTATTGGCAATGAAGGTAATCAAATATTGTTTAGAGAATTAGAAAAAACAATAATTGAGATATTGGTCTGCTTCAATCCATCTTATTTAAAAATAGATTCTCATTTTATGTATTGTTCCATAAAACAAGCAATTGAATCTGCCATTGAAAATATAAACACCATAAAAAATCCAATCATTATATTGCCTTTGATAAATCAAAAGCAATCATTAGATAAGCTAAAATTATTCTCTAATAATTTTTTATTTTAATTTTCTTTTTTCATATATCGTAGATAAATTTTCTAAATATGCCAAATTATTTGAGACTGAGTAATCACGATTTTTTGTTCTTATCAATACTTCAAGCTCTTCTACTAAGTCGCCATCATTTGTTTTAAAAATAAGAACCTTCATTTTTTCTATTATATAATCAACTGCCCAACTATCCATGCTTTCGGAAAGAGAATCAACATTCATAATATATGTGGTAACATCTGTATGGAATGAAAGTCCCGGTATGCAAACCATTAATTTTCTTTTATATGTTTTTTGCAAACGCTCAAAAATCTCGTGATCATTTGGATGAAAATTGACACAAAACTTTTTGAAAACCCTAAAAAAATCATCTTTAATAGTTTTATACTTACAGGCAAATGTCATGGTGGTACTGACAGAGGTTTTCCAATGTTGATTTTTAACTCGTTGTACCTTGCTTGTTTCTCCACAACTATACATTCTAGAATATTTGTCAGGATGATCAAAAAGAGTCAAATAATCAGCTAGATTGAGTGCATTTTCTAAAGTACTTTTACTGTTTGGATGATGGAGATAATCATCTTCAACAAAATAAATTAGTTCATCATTTTCTATACCTTCTTTAGCAAGAATATCGACAGAATAAATAAATGAAGGTGCATTACCAAGTTTGGTTACATGGAATTGCTCCGCCACAGTAGAAATTTTTTCAATTGTTTCATTCGAGCAATTGTCAGCTATTAAATAATCAATTTTTCCAAATGTTTCTAAAAAGTTTTCAAGACAAAGCAATTTGGTTGCTCCGGGAAGTTTTGGCTTCACATATCCATTATCGCTAATTCTATAAACTGTTTTCATGTGACCTCATGATTTCTTCGTAAATTTCTTCAAAAACATAATCCCAATCATTGAGATTTTTCTGCCTAAATAACTTTACGGATGGATACCATTCAGTTTTTGTACCATCTAACTTCCATCTCCAATCACCATTCCAAGAAATCAAGGCAAATGTTGGCTTTCCCAATGAACCAGCCAAATGCAATATTGAAGTATCGACAGTAATAATCAAATCCATCGCCTCAATAATCGAAGCCGTATAATCATAATCTTTTTGAAATTCAGATGCATCTACAATTTTAAAATTATCTGCACCATCTGTTAAATCTACAGGCTCATCTTCAAAACGATACATTCTAGGACGCATATCTTTTTGTAAGTTAAATAATTTGACATGAGGAATGTCGTGTATTTTCTTAAAATCTTTTAATTTACAAGATCTGTATTTGTCATTTGGATGCTGAGGATTTCCAGCCCAAACAATTCCAATTTTGAAATTATCTTTATAATCTTCTGTATTGAACTTTTTTGTTGATTTTAAATATGGATCATTGGGAATAAAATTCATATCAAGAATGTATGGTAGGCTTATAATAGAGCAATGATAATCATGAATTGGCATGTCGAAATCAGCATCCCTATGCTTATATCCCGGAATTTCTGCTGGTTCTTTTGTATAAATTTCATCAACTTCCGATTCGAACAACGGCTTTAAACTTTCCCAACAATGTAAGATTATATAAGCACCCTTTTGTTTCATAAATTTAACATAACGAAAGAAATGAATCATATCGCCAGTTCCTTGTTCGGAATGGATTAGTATTCTTTTATCATTTATGTTTTGTCCACATTTAAGCCTTTTTTCTGGATCGAATATAAAATCCCAAAACTTAGACTGTTCGTAAAGTTTGAACCTCCATTCATATTCAGACCAAGCTTCTTTCCATTGACCTCTAAATTGATATATTGATGCTAAATCAACATGAGCAGCAGCAGAATCTTTATTTAACTTTATCGCAGCAATAAAACAACTTTCCGCTTTATACAAATCTCTAATTTCTCCATAACAACCACCAAGCATACTCCAAGATTCTGCCGATTCTTTTATTTCTAAAGCAGTTTCAAAACACGCAATTGCTTTGTCTATTTGTTTGTTGCTTCTATATTGCAAGCCAAGATTAGAATAAATGTAATCTAAATCTGGTCTTAGGGTTTTTGCTTTTTCTAAAACCTTAATCGCTTCGGTGTATTTACCAAGACCAGAGAGGCATAATCCAATGTTGTTGTAATTTTCAAAATTATTTGGCTCAATTAATGTTGATTTTTTAAAGTAATCTAAAGCTGCGTCATAATCTTGTTGTTTGTGTTTCAACAATCCAAGAAGTTGAATTATTTTTGCATTATTTGGATCTATTTTTAAGATTTGAGTCGCAAGAAGTTCTGCATCTCTATCTTTTCCACAAGAAAACCTATCAATAAGCAAGGTTTCTGCTTTTTCTTTGATGTTTTTTATTTCTTCTTCGTTAAACATTTTTTATTCTCCATAAATATATTATGTTAAAAGAGAACCCAGATCAAAATAAATTGCAGGAGGCAATTCCACAACAACCTTTGCAAGAAGATTTGAAAGTGGCAAAACAAGGAGTTAAAAAGGGATGTGGCTGCAAGAATAAACGCCCAACAGTTAGTAAGGAGCGAAAATTGCAGGATCTGCACGATAAAATGAAAAAAATCAAATATCTATAGAGGTGATTTATGGCTTGCGGATGCAGAAAAAATAGCTTTGGAGCAAATAGATCTAGTTCGGGTCCAAGACAACAGGCTGCATTGAAGCCTGTTGCAAATTCAACAAAAAATATTGTCATGCCCCCTAAAAACATGCAGACAATGGCACAAACGACTTCGCAAACTCCACCTGCACCTCGCAGTGCTTCTGGAGCATACAACGAAAAAAGAAAAATACAACAAGTAAGAAGAGATGCCATACGGAAAGCATTTGGAAAGTAAATTATTTTCCAATGTCTATTTTTGGATAAATGTTTGGCATTACCCACACATTATTATGGATATTCTGATTTAATCGAACATCAGATATATGCCAATCCATAATAATGTTTTCATCATACCAAATGATATGCAATTTCTTTGGAAGTAAAACGCCAGCAATAGTTTGATTTTCGATGATCTCACTGCTGGCGATCATTTTGCCATTATTGGAAAATAAATAATTACCTTTAACGGTATCGTTGTCAATCAAAGTTCCAACAGTCATGCCATTCGCCAAAGCATTATTATGATCTTTAAGATGTAAATTTCCTTGTGGAAGTTTTATAATCTCTTTTGAATTTTCAACATTGTTGTTAATATTAAGGCTAAGTATTATCCATTCTGGATTTAATGCTGATTTTAATCCAGTCTTACTCAAGTTTTTGACATCAGAATAATAAATCGCTTTTGGTTTAGATCTTTTTGACCAATACCATAAAAAATTATCATTTATGCCAATATCAAGTTCTTTTCCAAAAAAACTTGATGCAGACAATCTAAACTTTTTATCATCATAGAAAAGATTGCCACTCAAAGTTATTGGAAATTTTTGTATTAGATGTATGGATAGATTATATGAAGCTAATGATTTTATAGATTTATATTCTGTTTTATTTTGCGAATTGCCATTTTTTTTAAAAAAAACGACATCTGTTTGTCTTTTGTTGTAAAAAAACAAAAAAAATAAGATAAATAACAATGCTAAGTAGAATTTTTTCATCATCCTAGTTATGTAAAGAATTGGAGAATAATATGTTGTCTTATAAAAATTGGAAATCTTTAAACGAAAGCTTTTTTAATCAAACTTTAGGTCTTTCAAATCACCAAAATTTGGGATTAGTTAGTCCTTCTAGTCTTTTTGATCCAGTTCATAGTGAAGCTAAAGCAAAAAAAGAAGTTATCGAAGATGAAAGTGGTGATGGAGAAACAGTACCAGCAGCATCAGAAAAAGATGAGCCAAAGATGAGCAAGTGTAAATATTGTGGAAAATATTCCAAAAATATGAAAAAAGAAGATATGGATCATGAAGATATGGATCATGAGGATCATGAGGATCATGAAGATAAAGGTGATGAGGATCATGAGGATCATGAAGATAAAGGTGATGAAGATCATGAAGGTGATGAAGATCATGAAGGTGATGAAGATCATGAAGGTGATGAAGATCATGAAGGTGATGAGGATCATGAAGGTGATGAGGATCATGAAGGTGATGAAGATCATGATGAAAGTGATGGAGATGAATTTGAAGAATCTAAAAAGCATAAAAAGCATATGAAACACATGAAGTGTATGAAGTGCATGAAAGAATCTTCTTATAATGAATCTAAGAAATCAACGCACAAAAAGAAATCTAAGAAAAGTGTGCCAAAAAAAGATGTTGATTCAGATACTGACTCAGATGTTGAAGCAAGCGAAGATTCAGAAGCAGCTATAATCAGCAAACTTGTGAAAAAAGGATTACCAGAAAAACTTGCAATTGCAGTTGCAAAAAAGAAAATGAAGAAGATTAAAAATGAATCTTCTTGGATGGAAGGAGTTTTTGGTGCAAATCCAACTCGAAAATTCTATGATGGTATTAGCTAACATTTTTTCAATATAAAATTAAAGCCTCATGTCTAAAGACTTGAGGCTTTTTTCATTTTTTCAAGTAAATTCTTTACACCAGTTTTAATATCGACTTTTGGATTATAATTTAATAGTTCTTGAGATTTTCTGATATGAGCTTTAGTGTGATTTTGAAAGAATAAAGTAAATGGATTATCTAGGTATTCCACTTCAAGTGGCTTCCCTAAATTTTCCTTAATAGTGGATATGATATCATTTATAGAAGTTCCAACACCTGTACCAGCATTGAAAACATCAGATTTGTTATATTCTAAACAGGAAATATTTAAATCAACAATATCCTCAACTGCAACCCAATCTCTTGTTTGCTCGCCAGATTTAAATACACTGACTTTTCCATTTTGTATTGCTTGTTTGCACAATTTATAAATCATGCTTGCTCGGTTTTTTTTGTGCTGTTCTCCAATCCCATAAACATTAAAATATCTCAAACCAATGACTGGTATTTTTTTATCTTCTGAAAATTTATTTGCGATATTTTCTAGTCTATTTTTCGATTGCGAATAAATATTGGCGGGGCATGTTTCGCCATCTTCTCGATGTGGAGGAGGCAACAAACCATAGACAGATGCACTACTTGCGTAAATAATTTTTTTGCAACCCATATCAGCAACTTGATTAAAAACTTCTAAAGAGAAATCGCAGTTTATAGAGTACATATACTCTTCATCGGTGTCCGTAGTATCATTGTGTGCTGCTTGATGAAAGCAATAATCTAAATTTTTTAATTTACTTAGTCCGGAACAGTTCGGAGGTAAAAAGTAATCATGCTTGCACTTCCTTTCACTCCTACTTCCAGATACAATGATCTCATGACCAAGATCATGAAGTTTATTTGCTAATGCGGAGCCAATGAATCCAGAAGCACCAGTAACTAATATTCTTGCCATGTTTAAATCTCCTTTATCATTAAGATAGGATCATTTTGAGGTTTTTTGTCAATTATGTCCAATGAAATAAAAACATATTTTGAAAAATACTTAAGCATTGGGCTTAAGCCAATATTACTTCATCCGACATCTAAAAAGCCACTATTATCTAAGTGGAATTCTAAATACGATCAAAACAAATGGAAAATGTTATTGCAGGAACATGATAATCTTAATATTGGAATTTTACTTGGCGATATTATTGATGTAGAAGCAGATACAGAAGAATCAAATGAATTACTTTATTCTTTAATAGGAAATTACAAACATCCTTGTTTTGAAAGCAGCAGATCTATTCATCACATATTTTTAAATCCAGATGTGACATTAACTGCAACAAAATTTCGTGGTATTGAATTTAGGGGCAATAATGTTCAATCAGTATTTCCTCCTTCTATACATGTCAATGGTAGTCGCTACAGATTTTTGAAAGAAAGCACATTTCCAATACCACCAATGCCAGAGGAATTGTTAAAGTTTTATTGGGAGAATAGAAAAAATCAAAGAAAAAGCGAAGTTAAAACAAGAAAAACACCAAAGGTAAAAACCTTACGAGAAAATTTCAAAAAAAGTCTTTGTCATAATTGTAAAAATCATTTCATTATTCACAAAAAAAGATTAAAGCTTGAAGTCCAAGCATTTTTATCTATGGATAAAGTTTGGTCTTGTAGAAAGTGCAGAGAAATAAATATAAATTCAAACTGCAGGAATATAAGAAATCAAAACAAATCAAGATAATTACTTACATATCTTATGTGTTTGTCCGAAATGCTATGACCACCATATGTTCCTTCAATGGCTGTAACATCGTAATTTAACGCTACTAGTGAATTTCTTGTGGGCAAGTATCTTTCTTCCCAAGTGAAAATTTCGTCATCACGATTATGAATCAATAAACATTTTTTTTGAGTTTCATTTAAAATAATATTATCAACATTTAATATGCACCCGCTATGGCTTATGCATGTTTTGATTTTGCTTGTCATCCAAATTTGAAAGGCTACAACAGCACCAGCAGAATAACCGCCAATGACTGTGTTCTCTGGATCTATTTTTTCAAGATTCATGATGTCATTTATAACATGACGCAAACTCAATGATGTTTTCACCAAGCCTTTGATTGATTTGTTTTGATTTGTAATTCCAGAAGGTTTTGGATACCATTCAACTTCTGGTGTTATAATATTAATTTTACAATTCTTCATTATCTCCGAATTATTTTCATACAAAGATAATAGGGCTTCTGGCTCTTGGTTTCTTCCAACCAAAAGAAATATATTTTTTTCTATCTTTTTGTTTGAGTTTTTTTTTATGAATCCAAACAATCTATTCCCCATTCATGATAAAAATCAAAGTTAGTTTCAGAGAAATCTTCTATTTTATAAGCCAAGTCTTTTGGTAGATGACAGTTTACAATATGCATAAACTTTTCGGCTTTTCTTCTGTCGCATGTATTTATACAAGTTTGAAGTAGGTTGGCATCATAACCAAAACAAAAGGTTGTCTGATCAACATTTTCATCAAACTCTTCGTCTGTAATCCAAAAAAGTTTGTTTTTCTCTTTTTCCACAAAATTAATTGTATACGCAGTCAAGTCATAAATTAACTCTACAAGTCTTGGGCTTTTTAACCAAAAATTACCAAGACAACGATATTCTAAACCATGATCTGGAATTCTATGACTTCCAGCATGACCATAGATTTTTCTTCTGTATTTTTGCGTTATATCTTGATCAAGCAACACTGATGGTATTGCGACAAATAAATCTAACATTCGAACTGTGTTCAATATTCCTTTGCTATCTTGAAATAGATCACTATTTCCCAAATGAATATGACCACCAGCAGTACGAAATCCAGTGCTTTTAATCACATCTTCTGGTGGCTGAATTTGTTCAAGTGTATATGCACAAAATTCAGAATTACACCCAACAATTCTAGATTCCTTATCAAGAAGATCTTGATTATCAAGCCAATGAGCAGATTCGATTTTTATTTCATGATCTTTTATATTTTCTTGCAACATCTGAAATGCCGTGCGAATATTATGAATAGCTTCAGATGCTGAATATGCAGGAGTAATTTGCATTTCCGCCAAAACATTATCATAATAGATGGATGTGTAACCTCGGCTAATTTTGTTTTCTTTGTTTGGAAGTACATTAATGGCATTTATTATTTTGCCATTGCTGGAAATAAATACTTCTGGATCAGAGCCAAATGAAAACATAATTGCCTCCTATAGTGATTGCCATCGAGTAATTGTTTGCAAATTCTGATTATCTGATTGAAATAGGTCTGTGCTATAAGATAGTATTCCATCTCTATGAATTGTAATAAGATTTATATCTGGATAATTTTTACGGATATCTTGGCAAAAGCATTTTCGATCACCAATACTCATTATTTTTTTTATTCCATACATAGAATTTTTCAATAATGAGCAATCTTTTACTTGATACGGTTTTATTTTGCTTTCTAAAATCCCATTTATTGTGAAATCAGTTTTTTTGTCTATTTTGTGGACCATTCCTATGCGAATTAGCAACATATACATTGATATTAGAGGAGGAGATTTAAGCCATCTTTTGCTTGCAATTAAAAGTGCGGTATTATCTTCACATATTTTGAACTTAGTTTTTTTTATTTTTAATTTTTTTTCAAATTGATTGATAAAATTAATTGAATTGTTGATTTTGTCTATAAATTCTTTATCTGATTTGTTTTTCAATAAGATACGAATTTCTTCTAAACAAATTGGATTTTTTCTTGGATTATAATGAAAATTGAATATGCTTATGATTCTATTGTAAATATTTGCAAATATAACTATTTGCAAGAAATCCTTACAAAACACAAAAGGATGACATTGCTCGTTATTTTCAGATACAAAGGAAAATTCGAGACCCTTTTTATATATTTGTAAAATATTATTGTTCCTTTTATCGTCATCATACCACTTAATACTAATAGATCTTTTAAACACAATGACTCCAATGATTAATTATAAGTTTTTTCGAAAAGGTTATTCAATATATAATTTATGCAAGGCTTTATTGAATTTTTTGAAAACAATCAAAACGAAAGCCAAGTAATAAATATTTACTTGGCTAGACCCGATCTTTCTGTATCTAAAATTGGAAATATGTTTGGTTTATCAGAAAGAGAGGTTTATCGGATACTTCATGTAAGCCAAATAAATCCCAATAGAAAGAACCTACACAAAGAAAAGGTTCAGCACTTGCATGGTTTGGGATGGGGAATTAAAGAAATCGCAAATTTTACAGGATATTCAGCAAGGAATGTAAGGTACATATTGAAAAATCCTTTGAGGGAACATGACTCTGCAAAATGATGATATAAAATTGTTTTATTCTGGTGGTGGATCAAATAATGATCCGGACTCTAGCATTGGAGGGGCGATCTCCAATTATGTTTTATCATCTAATAGAATATTTGATAATGTTTCTGCAGTACAAAATTCTGCTGGACATACAGACTATCGATGTGTGTATTTCAACAATATTAATATTACAGATACATTGCTCAATGCTGCAATTTATGTGGATAGTCAAGTTTCTGGTGGTGCATCAATTACAATTGGAATTGAAGTAAATAATGAGAGACAAGACATTTATATTACAAATGCTGGCAATGTATCATCTGGAACTGTAACATTGCAATTGTATGATTTCTTTACAGACGCAAATATTCAATTTTCATTCGCACACGATTTAAACATTAATGTTTGGGCTAGTAATTTTCAAACCTCAATTAGATCTATTTCTGGATTAGAACAAGTTACAATAAGTGGGTCTTATCTTGGAACTACCGCTTATTTCTCTGTGAATTTTATTGGCACAAGTTCAAAGAGATATTTTGAATCATTAGAAGTTGTTAATTTGTCGCAATCATTTGTAGATGTAAATGCAACATTCACTTTACAAAAAGTTTTTGATGGAGGACCAAAATTAAAAACAGCCACTGAAATAGCATCAGAAATTAATGCTCCAAATAATATTACTTTTGTCGAAACATCGTCATCATCTCCTTTACTTATAGGTAATCTTAAGCCAACTGAATATTTACCAGTTTGGATAAAAAGAACCGTTGTTGCTGGTATAAACTCAATGGAAAATGACGGATTCTCTTTAAGGATTAAAGGGGAGATAATTTGAGATTATTACTTATATTTTTTTTGTTTATAGTAGGATTTGCATTTTCTCAAACACATAAACAATATTCTCCAACAGTGGCTGAATATGAAAATAAAATTGATCATGTGGCAAAAATGGCAAAAGGAGTTTTTGAAAAAAACACATGGACAGAAATTATTTTAAAGAACAAATATTCGGAAAAAGAATTATTATGGAATGAATTAAGTGAATATCAAAAAGATATGTTTATGTTTGTCGTTGGAAATAGAACATTAAGCTCAATTCTAAAAATAGAAGAATATTGGCAAGAAGAAATTAAAAGATTCGATAATCCAAATCATAAATTGATTACATCTTCAGAATCTAGACCTGCTACAAAAAAAGAAGTATTGGCATATTTAGATAAATTAGAAATTTCAAGGAAAAAATTTGTCGCAGAATTAGAAAAATATAATGATGTTTTTTTTGAAAAATATAAAAGCGAACTTACAACTGAAGAGATATCGAGTTATATGAAAAAAATTAAGGACTCGAAATAATGGATAATTGCCCAATATCAAACAATCCTTGCTCTAACATGAAAAATATTCATTATCACATCAATGATGGCGATAATATAAAAGATTGCGATATATGTCAAAATTGCAGTGGATTCATTGACATTAAAGACATTTTTTTTATATCTTGTTCAAATTGTGGTCTATTATTGATGGATTTGCAAAACAATGGGAAAATGGGATGTGGCAATTGTTATGTACAGTTCAAATTATTTATCGATAAAATATTAAGAAAATGTCAACAATCATTAACTCATTGTGGCAAAAGACCATTATGTTTTGATAACATTACAATTGAAAAAATTGAAAAAATTATGATGTCTGCAATTGTAGTTGAAAACTACGAACTTGCTAAAAAATGCAAAGATGCAATTATTCGGAAAGCCAAGACTCTAGATCTTTTGGATCAATAATTCCAAACCCTTCAAAAAACTTATTCTTCGCAAAATTTTTATCTTTCACGGAAAAAGTATGCTTTTTAAAAATCGTTCTATAATCCTCAGAACAATTTAATTTTATTTTATTTCCATTACTTCTATTCCAAGATAATAACAATGAGGCAATTCCAACAGCAAAAGGATTGCTCATACTAGTGCCAGATAAAATGGCATACCAAGATTCTGGAACTGTGCTTAATATTTTATTTCCCGGAGCTAAAAAATCTAAATCTTGACCAGTACAACTAAATTTAGATCGTTCTAAATTTTGATCTATTGAGCCTATTCCAATTGTTTCTGGATAATTTGCTGGATAGAAAATCTCATGCGTTTTACCAGCGTTTCCAGCAGCACAAAAGGTAACTATACCTTTTTCCTCGGCTGCTTGAATTGCCTTTCTTACCTGCTGTACAGGACTTGGACTACCTAAGCTTAAAGTTATAAAATCGACATTTTGTTCTATAGCCCATTTAATTCCATTGGCAACAGTGATGAGATCGCCATTTCCGTTGTCATCTAATACTTTGATTGGAATTACTTTGCATTTTGGAGCCACACCAACAACACCAAATTCGTTATTAGATGCACAAATTATTCCAGCAACATGGGTTCCATGACCGTTACCATCTATGGGATCTTTTTTTTCATTTATCATGTTCTTGCCGGGAAGCAAATTATCTATAAGATCTGGATGCTGCAAATCGCAACCAGTATCAATTACGGCAACTTTAACGCCTTCGCCTTGTGATGATTTCCACATTTTTGGCAAATTGAAAGCGGTAACTCCCCAATTGCATCTTTGTTTCGCCTCTTGAACAGAAATTACTTCCATTCTTTCGAATGGAAGTAATTTGCATTTATGATTTTTTTTCTTCATTTTCTACTTTCCAATAACCAGTGCTATATTTCTCCACTATAAATTCAATCATTTCGCTAAATAACACCTCAATTGCAATCTTCCTAATCAATCCAGACATAGGTTTCAACCATATTGGCAAAGAAGATATAATGATGTAATCAAACAAACTTCCAGCAACCAACAATACAGTTTCTTTTTTATCTTTTCCATTTGGTATAATGCCTTCAACGAATTGGATCATCTCATCTGTTACTTTCAAAATGAACAATGTTCCTTTTGTCAGATATTCACGACATATGCCGAATTTACTAGCATGTGGTGGTTTTTCTAAATCCCAACGATTTTTTAAATCAATGATATAATTTTTTATTACTTCAATTACTTCTTGCACTTCATCTGTTGTGAGTTGTTTTTTAATCATAATATTTCCCTTTCATATCATTTATATAGTTGTCTAAATGGCAATTTACAAATGAGGTTTAACTGTGAAAATTTTAGTTACTGGAGGAGCAGGATTTATTGGAAGTAATCTTATAGATTATTTAATCGAACAAGATAATGATGTTTTGGTAGTTGATAATTTGACAACTGGAATTAAAAAAAATATAAATCATAGAGCTTCTTTTGTAAATTTTAATGTTAAAGATAATTGGGAGTCAAATAATGCTTTGAAGAGTTATGATCCTCAAGTTATTTATCATTTAGCTGCCCTGCCAAGAATTGCACCAAGTTTTAAAAATCCAAGTGAAGTTTTATTTGTAAATTGTCTTGGAACTGTCAATATGTTGGAGTATGCAAGATTGAGAAAAAGCAAAGTTATTTTTGCTGGCTCTTCATCTGTTGAGCATGACATATATGCAAATCCTTATTCCCATTCTAAATATATCGCAGAACAAAATTGCATTATGTACAATCGTATTTATAGTCTTTCAATAGCAATTGCAAGATTCTTCAATGTGTATGGAAATAGACAAATTTTAAATGGCGAATTTGCAAATGTTATTGGCATATTTGAAAATCAAATTATAAAAAACAAACCTTTAACAATAACTGGAAATGGCGAACAAAGAAGAGATTTTACTTATGTTGGAGATGTTTGTTCCGGACTATTAAAAATGCATGAAAAAAATTGGAATGGAAAAATTTTTAATTTAGGAAGAGGTAAAAATTATTCAATAAATGAAGTGGCACATATGTTTAAACCTTCAAAGATTGAATATATTCCATCAAGAATTGGAGAGGCTTACGAAACATTAGCAGATACTTCTTTCTCAGAAAAAGAATTAAATTGGAAACCAAAATTTGATTTACCAGATTATATTGAAATGTTTTTACATAATCTCTAATGTTCTAAAAGTAAAACGCCTTTTACATCTTTACGAAATGCTGCATCATCTCCGTCTTCAGATGTGACTATGACATACCATCTAGGAATTCCTTGTTCTGGCATTTGCTTTAATTCATCGTAACTAAGTAAATTCATAAAAGGAATATCTATTTTTAATTTACTTTTCATATAAGAAATTACATTCAATTTAAGTTTATCTTCGTCTTCTATTTTCATCAAATCTAAATTAGAAAAAATTGATTTTGGTATGATATAAGAATTTCTCTCAATGTTTTTGGCTTTTTCTGTTTCTGAACTTTTTGCTCCTTGCGAAAAAGTCACAAGACCAACTTTACCTTTTTTCGCAGTCTCAGCAACTTTAGTATAAGCATATGCTTTTATCTTATAGCCTTCTTTAGTTAACTTGTTTTTAACATCAGTGGCAATATTTTCATACTTCACACCAAAAAAATCACCAGAGTCATTCCATCGAATAACTACTGTTGGTTTATAACCTTGTTTAGCTCCGTGTTCTTCGCACTTTGCTTTTAATTCTTGATATAGTTGTTCTTCATATTTATCTGGAGAATTCAATAAATAATTGATTCTTCGTGTCATGCTATCATATGAATTTGGATATCTAATATAATTGCCTTTTCTGGCATAACACTTAACTACACAATCTCCTGCTCCGGGACAAGTATTTACGAAAAAAAACTTCTTATTTTCTAAATCGTAAACTATGCCTCTAAATGCTGGAATGCCTGTCTTATAGACAAATTCATGAGGACCACCACTTTTTAAAATCTTTTCATTTGTATTAATGATATTGTTTGGCTGCTTTGTTATTCTTTGAATAAATTCATCAACATCTACTTCTGATTCGCCTTTTTGAAAAAAACTAGATTTTGAATGTATAAATGGTGATTTTATAGGGAACTTTTTTCTTTCTCCATAGGCAGCATTTGCATTTCCTTTGACATCATTTAAGTATTTTACAACTTCTTTTGCGTCTGGACATACCTTGCCAACATCACTAAATGTATTTTCCCAGTCAATTTCATCTAATCGCATGAAAGAGGAGAATCCGAAAAATGTAGCGTTATTGTTATTCATAATAAAATATATATTGTTATGTTGCTTTATATTTATGCATTTTATATATAACTTTTGACATTGCCGTGATTTGTTTTGGCTTTTTATCCCAACCAGAACTCTTACAAATTTGTTTTGCTTGTATGTCAGAATGAAAGAAAAATCTAAATCCTTGCTTGCTAAGTCTAAGTGTTATCTCTTCTGTCATGCCTCCATATTGGTCTATTCTTTCGCAAAACATACCAGCATTTATAATGTGTTCTCTTCTAATTGCTGAAAAGTTTTCAACAAATGTTGTCTTTGGTTGTTCTATTTGTTTTAAATTTCCATTTTCATCAATGATGTTATAACAACCCTTGTTTCCAAATATCCAAACTTTTTCTTTGTCTTTCGATAACTCTTTGACGAATTTTTCAATTACAAATTCATCTGCGAATGTAAACCTATCATCTATAAAAATTAAAAATTCTCCTATAGATTCAATAATTCCAAGATTTCTACTTCTTGCTAATCCATAATCTTTTTTTCCATTTATATCATATCTCGCACCATATATGTGCTTTACTTTATATGAATTTAATTTTTTCTCATAACATGAAAAGTTTTTAATGTAGTAGTCTTTATCGCTATCATCACAAATAATTATCTCATAATTTTTATATTTTTGTTTTTTAATTTCTGTTATTGATTCCATGGCAACATCATATCTGTTGCAGGTTGGAATTATTATTGATACATTTGATTTTTTAAAAAACATTTGTTATTCTTTTAATAGATTTTTTAAACTTACTGAAAATACTTTCTGTAATTACTTCTTTTATTTCGCAGAAATTTGAATCTTCGGTATGTATGCCATGAATTTCTCTGTTGAAAAAGTAATTGTTATTGGGAAGATTTCCCGGAAAGTATTTTAAATTAACACCACTTTTTTTGACTGAGTAATCAAAACTAAGTTGATCTCTCCTTGATCCTTGGCAGATTTCTTCCCACCAAATTTCATTGAATAACTTTACTTTTTCATTATGTTTTCTTAAAATCACCGAACACTCAGAAAGACCTTTGTTTTTATTTACCTTAAAGCGTTTATATCTTTCCATTTGTTTTGTGATTGTATTTATATCATCTAAATTTCTTTCACAACAAATTTTTGCTTCTTCATAAATACAATCTCTTTCTCCGTGTTTAAAAACAACCATGTCGCAATCACTTAAATATGTTTCAAATAAAGATTTCATACTCCAAGGAAACTTGATTTTTATGCTTCCATCAACCCATAAACTAAATTCTTTATCTGGAAAATAAACATGCGAAAGAATCTTGTGTATTTTTGCATTTCTATTCGGATCAGAAAATTCTTTATGTGCTGATCTTATATTCCAATATTTACTATTTATATATTCATCAAGAAACGCAACATATGGAATGTCTTTTTGTTTGTGGTTTTTAAGAGAATCGTATTTATTTGTTATCGATGTGTATACAACCGAATTGTTTGAATTAACATTCAATTTATTAGAATCTTGAAGGTGACAATTCAACAATTTTGTTTTTATCCATTTATTATAAAACAAAGTTTTATTTTCCGAAGAGTATTTGTGGTTACTTTGCCCACTATGACCTCCAAAATGATAAATTTTTGATTCTCCACAAAACCAAATTTTATAACCTTCCATGACGACCTTCATGCATAAATCAGAATCTTCCCAATATCCGATTTTATATGCATTATCAAATCCACAGACTTTATCAAATAATTCTTTTGATATCATCAAACAAGAACCATTTATCATTTTCACTTCTTTGCTCTTTATTACTTCTGCAGGAGCAGAAGATAATTCAAATGGCTCAATTCCTTGGCTTTGATATATGTTTCTTCCAATATGAAAAAACAGATGATCTTTCCAACTCCATTCAGAACCACAAGAGTCAATAAAGTCATTTTTTGATAATTGCATGTTGCCAACAATGCCTATTTTTTCATCAATTTTGAAAGAATTGTAAATTGGCTGTAGCCAATTTTTAGTCAATATGGTGTCTGCATTTAAAAATAGTAAATATTTACCTCTAGCTTCTTTAGCTCCAGTATTACAAGCATTTGAAAAGCCAGAATTGTTTCCCAATATTAGGAAACATTTGCCAATAGGATTGTTTAATTCTGATTTTCTTTCTTCCCAAGATTTGACACATTGAAGATGTGTTTTTTGAGGGCAATGGTCATCAACATAAATGATTTCTATTTTTAAATTATGATTTGTTAAATCCCAAGATTTTATGTGTTCAATTATATAATCTTTGCTTTTATAGCATGGAACTATGATAGAAATATCTATATCTTTTAATTCAGATGAATTAAACCATGATGGAGTTTTTACCTCCATGTAATTTATTTTGATAATTCCTTTTTTTTCAACTACATCTTTTGTTGCATTTTGATATTTTTTGTAAATCATTTAAAAATTATTGACCCATTTGCGGTTGATTTCCAACTTGTGGTTGATTAGCTGGAACGCCTCCAACTTGTGGTTCAGAATGATTCTTCATCATTTTTTGAGTCACGGCGTGTTGCCCAAGAATAATTCTTTTTAATTCGTCATCTTTTAGTCCTGCTTTTTCCTTGGCAATTGTTGCGAAATTATGCAACAAGTTCACCCACACTGCTTTTGGCATGCTTTTAGGCAAAACGCCAATAAAGTTTTGATATTTACTTTCAACATTTGAAGCTAATTTAGACAATTCTTGTTCAGAAGCATTGGATTGGGTGGATGATACATTTCCCAACGGCTTGTTGCCAGCGGGTTGAGCAGGAGCTTGTGCGGATGCCATTGGCGTAGTTCCACCCATAGTCATTTGATTTGCATCCATTTCTTTAAACTCGCACCACTCAGTAAATTTTTTCAAGGACATGATACACCCCTATATAAGTTTGTTGTTTTTTCCAACTGGTTTATTCTTGTTAAGTTCATCTCTTTCTTTTATGGCATCTTTAATTTTTTCATGCCATGTTGAGATTTTGGAACTTGATATATCTAACAGTTGAGCCAATCCATCTGTATTGTTTAAAATTTGAAGAAAATTATCCCAAAACTTTTCATCTAGTTCCATGCCTTTTTCTATAACCGCAATAGATTTGTTGTTCAAACCTAATGGCTCTCTTCTCATATTTTCCAACAATGAACAAAAAGAAACTAAAATCAAGTTTTTTTCCTTCCTCTATTTTTTTTCTTACCACAAAAAAACTTCTCATCTGGATTAAAATCAGTTTGACCACTTTTCGTGTTTGTCATGGCATATTTACTTTTAACGCCAGTTAAACCAAATACTTCATCGGCATTGCTATTTGGTTGACCCAAAAGAGGCAAATCAATTTGTTCTTTATCTAGCCATTCTCTGAAAGAAATAAGACTCATATTCTATTTATTCGTCTTTGATCTGATTTTAATAGCCGATTTGACATCACAGAATGGGTTTTTCATTTGTATTGATATATTTTTATCTTTAAATTCTTTTTCGACATTGTGACAATCATGTTCGTCACAATGCCAGAAATCTTTGCTGCTTGCCATCCCATTACGAATTGTGCCTTTTTTTACGCACTTTTTTGCTATATTTTTACATTCATGTATTTGACATTTTCTCATTTGACCTCAATAGTTCTTCCAAATGTATTGAATTCTTTTCTTATTTAGTTTCTGAAACATTTTTCTTTTTAATTTCCAATCTGGAAAAAATAATTTAAAAATTTTATGATCCGAGCAAGAAATGATTGCATGTCCGCTGAAGTTTTTAAATGTGTTGGCTAATTTAGTGTAAAATTGATCCTTATGACCAGTAGGCAAAGCATAATAAAGAACGCTATCATTGTGATTGAATTTCTGTACAACTTCTATTGCTTCTTTATTCATGATAAAGGTTTCTTGCAATCTTTTATGAAGCTCATTAACTTCTTGCAAAACTTTTTTCCATTCAACCTTTTTATTTGAAAAAACCTCTTTGTTTTCGCTTTTGCTTAATTTACGCAAAACAAATTCATTTACGGCTTTGTCTAAATAATCATCAAATTTTAAATTTTGATTTTCTAGGTATTTTTGAAATGTGGTTTCTGTACATCTTACATTTGAAATTTTCTTAGAAAAATCTTTATTTTCGTCTCTAATTGCCCTATAAACTTGAATAATTCCTTCGTGAGTATCATTCAATATTTCTAGTTTTGATCTTTCCTTTGCCAACATAATATTCAAATCTCTACACATTACATCAATATAAATCATGTTTTGATATGATTCTGGAAATTCACCAATAATCCATTCCGTTATATTTTGATCATCACTTTTTTTCACTATCGGTTTCATTTTTTTTATTGTCTGTTTCATTTTTTTCATCGGTATTTCCTGTATGTTTGTAAATTGCTTTTTTGCATTTGACACAAATATAATCAAACGGACCATATCCATGCTTGGCGTTATAAAACCAGCCAACTTTTTTGAAATTCGTGTCGTGACATTCCATGCACATACAGCGAATTATTTTGTCGTCCTCATTTTCTCCCTCAATGAAAAAATAACAACCTTTAACTTCATCCATATTTTTGTCCTCCAGTTAATAGAGAAAGAAAACAAAAAAAGCCTCTCAAACTGAGAGGCTTTTTGCTATTAGCAATTTGAATTACTTCCTCACCTAAAGAATCTAAAGTGATGTCTTTTTTTTGTGTCTGCTTTAGGCTCATCTTCGCTTTCTGGTACTGAATTATTTTTTTCATTCGCACCATCTTTTTTTTCTTCTTTTTTATCAATATCAGGCTTTACATTCCAACCCGGATCTTTTGATTGCCAACTACCATCTTCAGAAGACGGCATAAATTTTTCTATAAGATTAGGGTTTGTTTTCTGTATATAGATAACAGTATCTGTCAAAGAAAGCAGAACTATTATGCCATATAGGAAGCTTCTATCCATAATACCTCCAAGGATTTAAAATGAAACATCTAATATTTTTGATATTTCCCTTATGGTTATTTAGTGTAGAACCAGATAAAAAACTACATGAGAAAAGTTTATATCCTACAATAAAGATAAGTTATAGTAAAAACAATTGCGATTGCGATGATTGTAAGAAAAAACCACCACAAGCAGTAGCCAGTGGATTTATCGTCAAATCAGAATTAATTCAATCTCAACTTATTGATAAAAAATACCTAAATGTTATAGTCACAGCTGCACATAATGTCGAAAATGTAGCATCGGCTATCGATGTTCATTGCGGAGTTTATGACAATTGGTCAAACCTTACGAAATTTGATACATATCAGGCATTAATCTACAACATCAATAAGAAAATGGATTTGGCAATTTTGATATTTAAATCAGATAAAAAAATGCCTTGTGCAGATATGGACTTTAATTCTAAGCCATATTTTGGAACAGATGTATTTAAAATAGGATATGGTCTTGGAGATGATATACGCATTGATTTCGGAGCAATAACATCTGTCGATACAAAAAAGCCAGAAAATCTTAAAGGATTTCTAAGATCGAATTGTTATACAATATTCGGAGATTCTGGCGGACCTTTATTTTATAAGGATGGATATAAAGTTATTGGAGTTACAAGTTCCATTCGTGGCTCTGATTCTTTGTTTTTAAATAACCAAGCTTATTTTTCTCCAATTTATTGGATAAAAACTTGGGATGATGAATCAGAAGGGGCTTTGTCATTCATATATAAGGAAAATAAAAAACAACCTCAAACACTTATTTATCAGATATGGATGAGGGATTTTGAAGTGAAAGGCACAAGAAAATGATCAGCTTTAAAGAATCTTTGGAATTAAAAAAAACTGAAAAATTGGCATTAGAATGTTTTCGAGAAATGATCATCAGAGGTATTAGTCCAGAATCATTTGTTGAATGGCTCGATATTCATTCAGAAACCGATCATATAGCAGATAAAGCCGAAAAATGGGTCGTTACCGAACTTAAGGTTAATGAACAAGGATTTTTTCAAAATGTTGGCAATTTTATGCAAGGTGCTGCAAATAAAGTTCAAGGTGCTGTTGGCAATTTTATGCAAAATGCTGGCAATAAAATGATGGCAGGATCTGGATCTAATCAAGACCCTTTGGTTGTGGCAAGCAATCAAGCAGTAGAAAAAATAAATGACCTTATAAAGAAAAGTAATAGGCAAAATTCTCGACTTGCTCAAAAAGATATTCAAGACTCATTGTACGGCATATTAAAAACCTTGAAAAATACACCAGTGGCAACTCAACCACCACCAATACCACCACAAGCTGGTGCAAAGCCAATGAAGCCAATGGCTGGCGGACCACCAACTGTTGACGCTGCTTCTAAAGCTCGTGCTGCTGGTGCTGCCACCGATAGAGCATCAAGTCCAGACCAGTTTAATTATGAATCTTCTCATCATGGAAAAATTAATCCCATAGATATAAAATTAATGGAAACTAGGATTAAAAATCTTTGTTTTCTTGTAGAAGGAAGAGGCTTTAATTCAAAATTGTTCGCACAATGGATTGCTAACGAATATGTTCTAGATGAGGCAAATTGGCTTGGCGGAGCATGGGCTGGATTAAAAGGTGGTTTGGCTGGAGGCTTTGATCGCTTTATGGGTGGCGGAGAAGGAAGTGTTTGGGATGCTTTCACAAAAGGCTACAAAGGCAGTAGAGATGAAAAATACGATCAATATGATATAAAATCAATTGAAGATGCTATAAAACATCTAACTGATTTTTCTGGTAAACTTGATGCTGCAAATTATAAAGAACTTTCAAAACAAATTGCAGATCTGAATGCAAATTTAAGAAATGTAGCCACATCTAAAGCACCAGCAGAATCTGGATCTAAACCAGCAGGAGAAGCACCACCAGCAGAAGCGGAAGAAACGCCACCACCAGAACCAACAGCGAAACCAACACCAGAAGAGTTTTTGAAAAATTATCCAGAAAAAACAACTAAAGGAAAACTTAGTGTGGTTGGATCAATCAGAAAATTACCTAAAGACATTCAAGAAAAAATTATGAAAACTAAAGAGTTTCAGATGGTTATGGAAAATCCGAATGCTCTAAGTAGAATTCAAAATTTATCTAAAATTATCAAAACTATGGTTCCGCCAAGTCCTTAGGTAATTATACAAAAATAAGCATTAAGCGGAAAGACAATCAGATGTTTCGCAAATAGTGAAATTCACCCCCTTGAACACGAAACAATTAAAGTATTGTCTTTCCACTTAAATGTATCCATTTTTTTTAGCTTGATTCATTTCTTCAACCGAAACTTTTCTTCCAATAAAATCCGAAATAGATTGAAGAAAATGTCTAATAACATCAATTTCTAAATCTTTTATATATTGTGTACCCATTTTTTTAGCTTCCAAAAGATCATGTACATCTACAGACCAATCTAGCAATTGATCATCAATAAAAATCCCTTGCTTAAGATTTCCCTTTTCAGCCATATACATTCTTACTTCAAATTTGCTCTTTCCTTCTGGAATTGGATTATTTGTTTCCATTTGTTGGTTTTTTTTATTCATTTTAAAAATCCTATCGGCTTAAATATATTATGAATTTCAATGAGTTTGTTAGACTTAATGAGTCCACTGTTATCGATCTTTATAATAGTACTGTGGATGCGTTTCCTAAAACTACGAAAAGACAAAATTCCATCGATATGATAAAAATTATTGAGATGAATTTTTTGCCTTATCTTGGAATGAGGACACTTTTCGTAAAAGGTCTAGCAAAAAATATTGGTAATCAAAAGGAATATACAACAGTTGCTTTGTTTAAAGGAATAAAATATCTAACTAAGGAATCTAAAAATTCCATTAAGTTGATTGCAAGCGATGAAAAGAAATATATTCTTGAAACTATAAAGTCAGATGTTAATGAGGTTGTCGTAAGATGTACTTGCCCTGATTTTTATTGGAGATTCAATTACTACAACTCAATTGATAAAAGCCTTTATGGAAGAAAAAGAAGTAAGTATGAGTCAAAAAGCAACGAAAGAATTGCAAATGTGAATGAATCACCCGGAATGTGCAAGCATTTGATCAAATTGATCAAATCGTTAAATGACTCTAAAATCATGGAGGACTAATGGATTATGAATACAAATCTTTTATAGATAATTTGAATTCTTTAGAAGGTATCGATATCTTCCAGAAAGAAATGGAACCTACAACTTGGGTCTTCTTTTCTTGTGAATCAGATCATTCTATCGCCCTTTTAACGGCTTTGGTCGAAGAAATAGCAGATGATAAAATCTGCAAAATGATGAATTTAACTCATCCAATTAATGAAGATAAACCTGCATATCAACTTGTTTTTCATCAAGATGTAGATCGATTACTGAAGTTGTTTTCATCTCGAATTAAAATGTTCGTTGAAAAAAATAAAGTTGTAGCCTATGACGAATACGGAGTTCCAGATTTATCTCTAGTCACAATCAAACAAATAGCCAAAGAGCTAAAAAATCGCAAAAATTTGACTTTTGCCATGGTTTGGATGGAAGAAAACATTAAAGACAATATTGCAATTGAAGGAAATGGAAATCCAACACATCTTGTTGGATTATTAGCCAGAGGACTGCACATGGCAATTGAATGGTCCGATAGATACTTGAAATTCAACAAACAGGATAAGGATGATAATTAAAAGATACCTAATTTTATAACCATCCAAGAAATTGTTGTTTTTGGCTTGCCCGTAATATAAAAACTCCAGTTGCTATTATGGGCATCTGCCTTTAAATTTGAACTAACAATTGCCACTTTATTGTTATCTTGTAAAAATACAGTATATTCATTTACAGATCCTGATGGAGCCGTAAATACAATTTCTGCATTCTCTTCTTTCAAATTCATGACACCAGCAGCTATAATTCTTGGACCCATCAAACTACTTATAGATAAAGGAACACAAGAATCATTTGAATTAGAAGAAGTAGCAGTAAGTGATGATTTTCCAACCGATCCACAACCTATTCCAGTAACGCTTGAAGCACCCATTTTTCACCTCTATAATATGTAAGCTTTATGAACAAAAAAAGACAATGCATTTAAAACTGCATTGTCTTTTTTTTAAATTATAAAAGCAAAAGGTATGCGTCTTGGAGAAAACCAAGACGCATACCCAATTGAACTTAAGAAACTGCTGCACTGAAAGGAGTCGCTTCAGTACCGCTATTTGTAAGGAATGCCCTTACGCAGAACTGACCAGAAGCGATATCTATTATCTCAAGACTGTCGCCTTTGATGCCACCCTGAGTAGATCCATCCATTGTAATGGTATCAGTAGTCGAAGTAGTTGGCCAACCATTTGCTGGCTCACCCTCTCCGTCATCGGCAAGAGCCAAGCCAGAAATAATGTCCGTTGCATTAGCTACTTGAATTTTGTAGCTGTTGCTAGTTACAGTGGTATTAACATAAAACTTATAAATATCACCAGTTCCAGTAGCTGCTGGAAGAGTAGCAACAACACCTGCTGCCCTAGTGAAAACCAAAGGAATTCCAGCTTTGCTTGAATCAAGAGTTATTGTCGCAACATTAAGCACGAATGGTGCTTTTGACAATGCGTTGTTGTCGAGATTAGCTGCGGTCACAGCATTTGGCTCGATGTTTACTGTTTTTACAGAACCATTGAAAACCAATGGCTTGATTTTTGATGCAGAACCTTGTCCTGTTCCTTCTGTTGATGTAGCTCCCATAATAATCTCCTTTTATATATAAAAAAAATCAAACACAATAAACTTAGCTTAACATAAAGACTAAGTTTATTTGAACGGCTTCAAGAAATTTAAAACCGTTCAAATATTACATTAAACAATCGCAGTTACATCCACACTCTTCCATGCACCGCCAACATAGACTTCTATGTTGCTTGTCGCTGTGTTGTAACAAAACATGCCGTTGGTTGCAGTACCAGCAGCAGCATCTCTTGCAGTATTATTTGCATATACTGGCATGATTGGCATACTTTGAATATAAATGTGACCATTTCTACCAGAACCAGAATTAGTGCCACAAGTAAGAAACATATCGCCAGCACGATCTGTGCCAACGCTATTACCAGTAGTAATCTCGATATCGCCACCACGACCATCAACTGTGCCATCACCAGCTTCGATACGGATGTCTCCGCCATCTACATCTGTAGTGGCTAGTGAATTGCCAGCAGTGATTTCTATGTCGCCTGCTTCTGGATAATCCTCACCCTCATTGATGCCATCTCCAGTTCCACTATCGCCAGCATGAATATGGACATGACCAGCCTCACCATCGCCACCAGCATCGCCAGCTTCAATATTAATATCGCCACCCTCGCTGTCAGTAGTACCACTTGATCCATCGCCACCATAGATGTTTACATCGCCAGCATCGCTGTTTTCGACACTATCGGCATCACCACCTCTAATCGTTACATTTCCAGCGTTTGCATCTGGACCATTGCCGGTATCACCAGCGAATATTTCAATGTTTCCGCCTTCGCCATTACCATTAGCTTTACCAGCGTAGATGAAAACACTGCCACCATCAGCATCATCTCCGACTCCATCAGCCTCGGGAGGATCGACCGCTAACGGATATCCATCACCTGCTTTAATGGTAATGCTGCTTGCATCATTATTGCCAGCAGTTCCATCTGCCGTGGAAATCAAAATATCCGATGTAAAGTTTTCGAAAATTTTACCTTGTTGTATGTTTTCTTTTTTCACGACACCGTTTACGATTTTCGGTAAATATTTCTCTACCGATCCTATTCCGACACCTTCATTACTTGTAGCTCCCATAATGATCTCCTTTGTAATAAGTAGAAATTAAAAAACTTAGTTTTAAAAAAACCAAGTTACCTTGCGTACTCAGAAACTTTCAACACCGCACTGTTGGTGTTCAAGGTGAGGATGTCATCTGCTCCATCCCTCTTTGCTTGGATTTTAATGGTCAACGCAGTTGTGACAGAATTTGAAAAAACCATGGCAATGGGAAACAGTACTGCACTTCTAGTGCCACCACCTGCACTATTTGTCCATGCTTGGTTTCTCCATGTTATCTCAACATCATTTACCGTTATTCTAGATCTGAAATTATCTGCCAAGCCTCCACCAACAGCATAAGTTGCATTATACTCAATGTACAAGGAACTGCTGTTGGATACTGGCGTGTATGAAACTGATGCAAAATCAGTATAGTCATTACTGTTGTTGGTCAATTCGCCAGCGGTGAATGTATAGAAACTCGTATTCAAGTGTTGTCCAATTGCGTCACCTCTGATGTAACCTTCAGCGGTTATATTGTTGCCAGACGAAATGTCACCATCAGCGGATATATCGCCATCTGCGGTTACATTGTTGCCAGACGAAATGTCACCATCAGCGGATATATTATTACCAGATAAAATATCACCATCAGCGGATATATCGCCACCAGACGAAATGTCGCCATCTGCACTGATATTTGATTCGGTTGTCATATCGCCAGTTGCGTTGATGTCGTATTTCCAGTTGTGTAGAATATCGACACCGAGGTTTTCAGCTTTTACTACGCCATTTATTATAAGTGGTTTAATTTTATTTACAGAGCCTATTCCTACACCTTCTCGACTTGTTGCACCCATAATAATCTCCTTGAAATTTAGGTGTATTTATCTAATAATATCTATCATTTGCATCGTAATTGTGATTAGAGCATGGAATAAATTTTGCGAAAACAGATATATACTTATATGACATATGAAGCAAGCCCAGAAACTAAATCATTTCAACAACAAATTTTGTATGGAACCATACTTGGTGGATCATCTATTGTCAATCCAACACATGGTAGAAATTGTTATCTTGCAATGAGAGACAATAACCTTAATTGGCTTTCATATAAAATCAATGAATTGAAAGATTTTTTTAAGTTAGATAGCACCACTATCAAAAAAGATAAAAACACATATAGATGTTACTCTGTCGCATATCCTTGTTTCAATCAACTTTATCGATCATTCTATAAAGATGGTAAAAAAACTGTAACTAAAGAAATTTTAGAGTCTCTGAATGATCTTGCTTGGATGGTGTGGTATGTCGATAGTGGTAGGAAAAGTAAAAGAAAAGTGTATCTTAGGACACAAAAGTTCGGAGAAGAAGGTTCAAATATTATTGCAGAATATTTCAATTCTTTGGATTGCACATGCACAATAAAGAAACAAAAAGAAAGATTTGAAATAGTTTTTGATAATAAAGGCTCACAAGAATATCTCAAGACATTTTCGCATAGATTGCCAAGCTTTATGGTAAATGATTAAGAAATTAAAATTTTTATGATTTAAATTTGATTCAATTGTTGAATTATCGTATGATTCAATTAGATATTACAACAACGATACATTATGGAATATGACCATGAGTACAAAGTGTAGTCTATATTATTGTGAAAATTTTCATCTTTATCGTGAATCATTTGATGAAAAATCAATTTATCTAAAAATCAATAATGAAAAAATAAAAATAAATATTGAATTTTCATTGCAAGATTTCGCCAAAATATCTGCATGTTTCAATTTTGAGTCTTTGAAAAAACAATCAGAAATTACTAATGAAGATATAAAAAATTATGTTGAAAATGTAATAAAATTAAGAGATACCGATGGAATTGGATCGCTTTTTGGTATTGGTGTATATGGATCAACTTTATTGCCAAAAGAAACCCAAATTGAGAACGGTATTAATTTCTTTGAAGAAAAAAGAAATTCAATAAAATTACTTCTAGAACAGATAGAAAACAAAAAAACATACGATATACCATTTGGTCTAGAAGATATTATTTGTGAGAATTCCAAAGTTGTGAAAATTTAGATCTCTCTTTTTCTGTAAACTTTTCTTTATATTCTTTGACGATATTCTTGTGGATTTCTTTAATTTTGATGCATTGATTGCATTTTTCTCCACAATAATTCCCATGCTTTGCACAAAAATTATTCATCATCTTCTTCCTTAAAATAATCAAATATATCATTTATTAGTTGCATTAATTTATATATAATTATGTAAATTATGCAACACATCAACAACTCTTTTAAAAACATACAACTCCTTTATCTACATACTAATAATAAACTAAAATAAATTTTTTTCAAGGTAATTTATGATTAAAACAAGAGAAGATATTTGGATGCACCTCGATGAATTAAATTGGTCGAAAGTATTCATCATGTTTTCAGTTAAATACAAAAAAAAATTAAAAATTGTTGATATTGAAATTCAAAGCGTTATGCGTATTACTAAATGTGGGAAAAGTAATGTTGATTTGGAAGATGAAATTCGTAAGGAAAAACACTTCCTCACAGAACCAATCTATCAAGAATATGAATATTCAAATTGCAATTATAAAGTAGATGGAATGTTGACATGGAACAATGATTTGAAAAAGGTTTTTTTAACTGGGAAAACTACAAAGAAATTAATTGAACAATTTAAAAAAGAAATATGAATATATATTCATAAAGGAGCATACGATGAAATCTTTAATTTTGGCTTTGGTTATTTTTTTAGGCTTTAGTGGTGTTTCAGAGGCACAATTTATCGTTGTATATCCACAAGTAAGACACTACAACAACTATAATTATAACAATTATAGATACAACTACAACAACTATAATTATGGTTATAGATATAACAACTACAATTACAATTACAATTACAATTACAATTACAACAATAATTGGAACAGATATGTAACGCCAAGTGGATATATGCCATTCAATAATCCATATTTTCACATGGCAACACAAGGAATAGGTAGAAGCTGGTAAGTAAAATTACATCCCACAACCGCCAGAATGCTTTTCTTCCTCTTCCTTGTCGTGTTTGAACGCATGGAAAATATCAGAAATGTAAGCACGGGATACAGATATCTTGTACTCCATCCATTCTTCAAGTTGATCATCGGGAGTGAGCATTTGTAACATCATGCTCGCATCATTTATTATATCTTTCAAATTACGCATCAACATGTCATTACCATCATCTGAAACTTCATTTCTTAAAGTAGGAGAAGGTATAGATGTCGATGATTCACACATGTCAAAATATTCACTCTCACTTATAATGCCAGCTAAGTAAAATTTATAATTTGGATTATTTTTGTCTATCATGATTATTTGTCCTTTTGATAATAACGAGTATTTTATTTGTTTCAATCATTTCTTTTTTATTTCGAACTTACGGACAGAACCTTTTTCTTTGTCCTTAATTCCCATCTCATGTCCAGTTTGATAATCATCATTATTTCCAAACAACTTAAATTTTTTACCATTCAAAGCATCTGTGTATCCACTATAAAATGACTCTGATATAAGTGTTGTCATCGCACAAGGTTTTGCATATAATACATCATCAGTAGTCTTGCATAAACTGGTATTTTTAAATTGTTCCTTATCTTTCATAATTCTTGGAAATCCACTGTATTCACCTTCGAAATTCCTATGCCTGATTCTGCCGCATCCCGAAGTCACAAAAATAGCAACAACTAAAAACAACATAATCATTTTATTCATATTATCTCCTAGTCCATTAAAATTATATGATTATCATATATATGTATGGGAGAATATAAAATGAACGATGAGAAAAATTTTATAAATGTAAATCAACTGAAACAAGAATTAGAATCATATAAAAAGTTTGCATTCTCCAATAATCTAATTGCATTGGCTCTATCTCTAACTATGGCTAATGCTACAGAAAAAATAGTAAATAGCATTAGCGAAAATGTATTAATGCCAATTATAAATTACTTTGTTGATAATGCTGGAGAAAACTGGAGAAATCTTGTTTTTGTGCCAACCGCTGGTCTTGAATTTGAAATTGGATCAATGATGAATGGATTTTTAAAGTTCATATTCACTAGCATTATTGTCTATATCTTTTATACAAAGGTTTTTAAAAAAAATGCAAATATTTCAATGGATGAATAAACATATAATACCAAGAAAATTCGAAAAAATAAGAATAGGAAATAACAAAGATGGAGGATATGTTCTTCCTAAAAAATGTATCGATGAAGGTGATCTTTGTATTTCTTTTGGATTGGGAAATAATATTACTTACGAAAAAGATTTATTGAATAGGAATAAAAAAGTTATTGGATATGATATTGCATTAAAAACACGACACGCATGGGCAAGAAAAATGAAACTTGATACCTATGAAGAATTCGCAAACATACCAGAAGTACAACAATCTAATAAAATAGTTCTAAAGATAGATACCGAAGGTTCGGAATGGAATTTTTTTGAAACAATGAATATGCAACATTTTGAAGAAAAAATTTCTTGCTTTGCTTTTGAATTGCATCTCCATATGAATCCTAAAAAAACACCATTATCAGTTATGGAAAAGATGCTTGATACACATTATGTCGCTCATGTTCATGGGAATAATTATGGAAATTGTAAGGAACTAGTTCCAGTTGCATTGGAAATTACACTGGTAAATAAGAAATATTTTGACAACCCACCAATTGATATTCAAAAATATCCTATTAAAAATTTAGACTATGTAAACAAACCGGGACGCATAGAATTAGATTTGCCTTGGTTGCATAGTATTAAGCTGTTGTGATTGAACTTTGTTTGGCTGCATAGTATTAGGCTGTTGTGATTGACCTTTGCTTCGATATGACGCTAGTATAGGTATTTGTTGGCGAATAACCTGCCAATGTTTGGATACCCAATCTATGAATATTTTTTCAGCCCTTACAGGACCAACTTCACTTGTTGTTCCCGTTGTTTGCAACTCAATCTCATGAGTGCATTCGTGAACAATCGTACTGGCTATTTCAATTATAGCATCCAAAGTATCTCCGTGAGTTGCTAAATGCTTTTGAACATTTACACGAATTACATCTGATGGCTGTAATTGATTTACATCTATATCTGGAATGTATTTCTTGATAACAGCATTAGGAACTGTATTTAACTTTTGATTCATCATAATGTCAGAACCAAATTTCATTTTGATCTTGTTTGCAACAGAAGCCCCTACAATTTTTTTATTTTCTGCTGAACTATAAAGACCATAAGCACCTGATTGCAATAACGCAATGGTGCTTATATTTTTAAGTAACTTCTGACCTGTCAATCTATCGTAAAGTTGTACTAACTTTACTGAATATTTTGCACTTTTATATGCAGAATCAATTTGGGTCTCATCGACATTTTCTGTGCCAATGGTAGAACCTTGCTCATAAAACCATTTTGAAAAATTCATAATACCTTCCATGAAAGTATCTATGATTCAAAATGTTATTTTATTACTGAGGAATTTGAATTCCACCAGAAGATGCAACCACAATCCCACTGCCAAATTTGCTGTTGTATGCGTTTTTAATCTCATCGTCTGGCTCTCCATACGCAACAATATGAGACTTATTTATGGTCATTTTTTGATCTTTGGCAAAAGGTGCATATGGCATCATACCAACGCCTTCTCTTGAAATGGCAAAAATCATCGGATTCTTTAAAACAAAAGTATCATTATCAGAAGATAAAGTTTGTGCAAGAACATCTTCACCAGTAGAAATCTTTAAATATTCAATTTTCATAATGTATCTCCTTAGAAAGATTTAACTTAAAAGAATATAACACTTATGTTTCTAATTGTAAATCATTTATAATTTCTTTTGTTTCTTTTTCATGAGTTTGCATAACTTCTTTTTCGATTTCTGGCTTTCCTTTGATCAAATTGATAATTTCAGCCAAACCAACAAAAGGCAATGCAGCAATAATGCTAGAACCCGGAATCGGAGATAAAGTGCCTAGTAATGCCACTCCTATGATGATTTTAGCCATGTTCTTGCCATATTTGACTGATAGTCTCTCATAATGATTTTTGATTTTTTCAATGATTTTAGATGGCGAAATAAAGTCGGCAATCCCTTCCCTATAAAATTCATAAGGTTTGAAATTACTGACTATTTTCCATTCTGAATATGATAGCAACATGATTTATTTAGTTTTTTTTCTTATCTTTTCGATAAAAGATCTCATATTTTTTTCATTATAAACATGACCAAATAAATTGATTTCTGTCCAAACCTCAAACGATATACCAAGTTCTTTTGCTTTTATTTTAGCAGCATTGATTTTACATATGACAACTTCATCACTTAACCATTTCTCTGGTTTTACTTCGACTAATTTTTTTGATTCATCTTTATATTCTATTAAGATATCAATGATGTAGGAGGAGGTTATTTCTTTTATTGGATTAAAATATTCAACTTCAATTTTTTCTACAAAATAATTTTTTACAAAATCGTCTTCGTCTAATTTTAAATATGCTTTCTTCTCATAGGACGATCTATAAAATACTCTTCCAGCTTTTGAAGATTCATGCCAGCCACTCAAATGATGAAGTTTTGGATCAAAACCTTTTTTGTATTGTGCGACAGTAGCTTTTGAAATATTCTCTTTATGCTCTCTGGTGAACCCTCCAGTTTCTTCAAGCATTTTCTTTCTGCCTTCTGAAATATTTTGGCAATGCTCTTCAGAAAATTCTTTTCCCATGTGGGATTCAGACATTTTTTGTTTTGTTTCTTCGGAATGAACTTTTCCTAACATTCCATTAATGCAATGATTTTCGATAATATTTTTTGTTGCTCTGGCTATACCTTCTGGATTATTTTTCATGTAATTACTTAGTTTTTTCTTAAACTCTTCGCTACGCTTGATTCCAGTAAGACTCATGCGAATTTTTTCTTTTTGTTCTTCGCTAATTTCTTTTCCTAATTGAATGCAACTTTTACAAAGCTGTAAATACGGTTCTTGTAATGAACCATAATAATTGCGTTTTTTCATTTGACGGCAATGATTTCCATCGTGTTTTGGATGAGGACAATAAACATTAACAATTTCTTCTGTTTGTCGATTTTCTCCAACTTTGTTTACTGGATTGTTGTGATGCATATAACATTTTCTGCAGATAAAACTTTCGCCATCATTTTTTAATATGTTTCTTTTGGCTGGTTGCTTTCCAATGATAATAATTTCATCTTTTGGTTCGTGTTGTGGATGATCACAATTTATCTCAATCTTTTCTATATCTTTAAATGTTATATACTTAAATTTAAATTCTTCTATATTCATGTTAAACTCCTTGTGATTTCATTCTACACGAAATCTGTTTTTTAGTCAATCATAAAATTTTGATCTTTTTCTAAAAATTTTCTTTTAACAAAAAAAAAGAACCCAACTATCATTAGTTGGGTTCTTAAATTTTTACTATTTTTATAGAGAGTAAAAATTAAATAATAAAGTTAGCAATCGACATTCTTGCGTAGAATTTAGCACCTTCCCTTAACAATTTTTTTCCGTATCTTGTCAAAATACCTTTTCTGGGGCAAAAGCTCTCTGGATCGAGAACAACAGGTGTCTGAGTAAGAGGAACATAAGGGCAGTAGAAATATCCTGAGTCAAGATATGAATCGCCTTTATAGCCCATAAGGATTTGATTGCTTTGGAACAATGGATCTTTATATAATCTCCAACGATTGTTCACAGTTCCGACATACTGGATGCCAAGGGAGCTAGTGAATGTTTCGCTAGGAGCAGGAGCGAAACCAGCGGTTGCGGTTTCGAAGATCGAAGCAACTTCGGGAGATGTAACGATGAAGTTAGCACCACCACGAAGGGTCTTACGATGAATAACGGAGGAAATTTCAACGATCTTCACATAGAGAGATTCGTATTTTTCCTTGATGGTATCACCTAAGGAGGTGTTGAAGTCCCAAGCGGTTACAGTACCAGCATTTTGACGGAGGTCGGTGAGGACTTCACGATCAATTTCAAGATTAATTTCTTGAGCAAGAACTGCGGTCAATTCGGCTTCAGCGTCCAAGTTGTGTTGCGAACGAAGATCTTGTTGAGCTTCATAAGACCATACAGCCTTCAACTTACGGGTCTTGGCGGTAATATCTTCAGATTCAACAACGAGGTTGATTTCTGGAAGGTCTTGATTACATTCAAGATTAGATTCGTAGCTCATTACTACGCTATTTGCACCGGGATCGCTATCCCAAGTCAATGTCAATGCACCACTGGTCAAATCAATTGTGCCAGTAGATACAGCGGGTGAAGGTGAGCCAATTTCAGTTTTATTGAATGTGCCACCAGCACTAAAATTGAATGTATATACTGCTGTAGCACCATCATAGATAGTACCAGTAATAGTACCAGCCAAAATTGGTCCTCGTTCAAGTGTGAAGTTGGAAGTGGTATCGCCACCTGCATCTACTAGTCTCTCGTTTTGAACGAACTGGTGAGAATAGAAGATATCAAGGTTTGCAGTACCATCAGCCTTCTGCATCAAGGAGTTTGCGTCATCACCGGGGAAGCCGCCATTATTATCTGCACCACGGGTAGCACCCTTATTGGATGAATAGCGGAAGCGGAGATAATAAACAAGACCAGTAGGTCCAAGCAAAGGCTGGACGGATACGATCTTATTAGCGATCAACTGTGGGTAAATCCTACGAACCAATGGTATGGAGATTCGTTTGAATTGTGCGATGTCAGCGGTGTCGGTAGACACTTCGTTGATAAGGCGTTGGTTTTCGAGAAGAACTGCTGTGGCTGCACGAGTATTACGGTCTTCGATTCCATTGAGGAGACCAGTTTTAGCCCAGCGTCCTTCTAACTCTTTAGCTTCATTTAAAAATCTAGCATTAGCGTTCATATTAAAATTTCCTTTTACTGTTAGAATTTAGCTTTTACTTTGGTTTTTTCACACCTGAAAGAACCAAGATTTGGTCTATTTCACTGCTGTTGTTGTTGTCATAATTTTCCGCAATTACGACTTCTTGATCAACAACCTTATTACCTCTCCCCGTTACATTCTGTGCTTTTTCAACCCTTGCATTCTGTTCTGTAATTACTTCAGACTTTTTTCGACTTTCAACCGCCCTTGTTTGCTCTGTAATTAAATTTTTAGCATAGCGTACATTTTCATTAAGTTTAGTGTTTTCGGTAGAAAGCCTGATATTACGGGCTTCCATAATTCGAAGTTGACCTTTAAGTTCATCGGCTTGTTTGATTGCTTCTTCAACTTTTGCTGAAGAGACATTGTTCACTTCATCATCGGAAAGATAATTGCTGGTGAGGTCAACAATCTTATCGAGAACGACCTTATGTTCAGCCAAGCGAGGATCGGTTACGATGTCCTTGCGAGCTTGTTCATAGATTTCTTGACCCTTCACTTGAAGGAATTGATCTACCTTATCAACAATGTATTCCTTCATTTCATGAAGTTTCTTGTCGTATTCTTCGTACAGTTCTACTTCAAGAGAATTGTTTTTAGCTCTTTCAGATTTAAGCATCTGATAGGCTTCTTCATATCCTTCTTCCATAGCTTGCTTGTACTCTTCGCCTTGAATTTCAAGACGATTGCGAAGATCGGCAATGATAGAATAAGCTTCTTCATAGCCTTTTTCCGCAGTATTTTCTGATTTGTTTAGTTCGCCAGAGAGATCTGAATATGCTTCTTCAAGCTTTTCATTATACTCTTTTTCGAGACTTACTTTAGCCTGATCTAGCATCTCGCTGATAGCAGAAGATACTTCCTTTACATCGGACTCAGGCAACAATTTCTTGATCGCTTCCATTATCTTTTCCATTAGCCTAACCTCACTTTGCTAGTGTTTCGTTTTAAGAAATAATCAAACAATTTTTGATTTAATACTTTTTGTTTGATCCTCGATTATTCCACCCAAGCAAGCAATTAACGCTTCTTTGCTAACTCTATGTATGCTGCTACTTTCATTTTTAGCAGGTATTTCCATAGAATTATTTATTGGAGCGTAATTTTCTCGCTTGTTATTTACCACCTTCTCCTGAAAGGCAGCGTGTGTGCTTGGATCTGCAACCGCATCAAAAGTTAAGAGTTTATAGCTCTCGCCAATGACAAGGATGCCGTTCTCGTCCACTTTGCCGTTGCCTACGCCACGGCTACTAATTCCGACTCGTACACCATCATTGATAAGTGCTTTGAGGATTCTTCCATGTGGAGTATTAAGAATCTCTCCCTCACCCATGAGGTTATTGCCTTCCCACCACAACTTTGTAATGACATGAGATGCCTTTTCAAAGTGAATGATAGAATCAGTGGGATGGTCAAGTTCGCCAACCAACCCACGAGATTCAATTACTGGCAAAAGTTTCTTTACATTTTCATCGAGGACTCCGTGTGGATACATCCTCTTATTTTTGTTAACAGCTTCGGCTTCTTGGAATTTTCCTCTAAACTTAGTGAGTCCTTTATCGGTGGATTCATTAAGATTTAGAAAGAGTCCTCCATTATTGCAGGAGTCAACAAGTAGCATTTTGTTGTCGCTCATTCATCTCCTTTTATTCAACTGGTTGGGCTATTTCAGCCTTTGGATGCAATGGATTATTGAGGTTTGGCCAAGTATCATTCGACTGGAATGTGCCGATTTCCTCATTATCCTTATCAACACCTTTTTCGCCCTTTAGAGTGAAAGTGAAGGGATCAGGAATGTAAGGGTTACTTAAGGATGGCCAAGTATGGTCACCACCGTCATTACCCAAAGCATTATGAGCCATTTCTTCATCTCCGCCCAAATCCTTTCCATCACTTACAGGTGCATGGTTAACACCATATTCATCCCTTCCATTGAATTTGGAAGGAACTGCATCGGTTTGTTTTGCATTCCAAGCAGTATTTGGATGATCTCCATCAGCGGAAGTATGAACTCCATGATCTTTCCATTCGCCAGAGTTATCAATATTGGCTTCAACTAAATCATTGATATAATCAGCGATTTCTTCAGCCATTTCTAAGGACGGAGATTGAGTTTTGCTTAATACAGCTTCAACATCATACATGAAACTTGCGGTTTCAATCTTAGTTGCTTCGTCACCGATTTCGCTTGCTGTTTTGTGCATTTCATGAAGAGCCTTATAAAGATCTGAGAAAACTCTCATATCAATACTTTCGCTTTCATCAAGTTTTGAAAATAACTTAGTGGCTACATTTTGGAATTCCACATAAGCATCTTTGCATTCTTTGCATTCTGCGGTGATATCAGTTCTAACACCAGCAGCAGTACCAATTTTCTTTACACGATCTGTATATGCACTGTGTGCAGTTCTAAGAATTGCTTCAGCAATAAACTTGCAAGTATCATCATCATAATTTGTGATATTTGCTATTTCGAAAGCTTCAGCGATATTATTAGTCAATTCTTCCTGAGTTAAATAAAGAACTCCGGGGAATTTGCTAACCATGTTTTCTAGAGCTTCTTCAAGGGAAGAATTATCAGATGTGTTGTTATATCGCTTTAATTCAGCGATAGCCTTTACAAATGTCTGATTCTCATTAAGCTTCTTGGCACTACCACGAAGAATTTTGAGATCTGTATCGATTGTTTTCCATTGGAAGGAAAGGATTTTACCTTCGTTCCTTTTTTGTGTATTTGGAATAGCTACAGCAACAATATTTCCTTTATTGTCAGGTTGAATTATAGATTCGGTCAACATATGACCATAATTTTTGTATTCAACATAACCAGATACATTATTGGCTAAATTAGCCCATTCTTTCATATTTTTTACTGCACGAACATAAGTTCTCCAACGAGGATTTTTAGATTTTCCAAGTTTCCTTGCAGCTGTAGCTCGCTTACGACCTAATTCTTTCTTTTTGCTCTTCGAAATTTTTCTCTGACTTAGCTTTCTCATACGAACACGCTTTGCTACTAAGCTGCGTGGTTGTTTCTTGTGGAATAGCTTGCTGCGTTTGCCAGTAGGTTTGGAAACCGATACTTTAAATGCAACTGCTTCGCTAATTTGTTTACGAACATTTGGTAGCGAGAAGTACTCGTCAAATTTATTGTCAGCGATTTCATCCTTGCTTTCGATAATTGCATCCACCATTTCAGAAATAGTTTGTCTTGCACCTTTCTTAGCGGATTCTTCATCGATAACAAGTTCTTGAATGTTTTCAAAAATAACTTGATCATCTTCTAGCTTGTAAATTGCATTGATGAAGTTATCATCAGCGGTTTTGTAGGTAACAGCGTTTTCGGTGAAAGAAAACAACTCAACATCAATGCCGAGAGTTTTACCTAAAATGTCTTCAGCAAGAATAAGTTCTTCTTCAATACGGGTTAAAGAATTTTCTTGCAAATTTTTGAATGCTTCAAAGCTTATAAGTTTTCTTTTCATGTCTCATCAACTCCTGTGCCTGTAAGTTATGATTTATGTAGCACGATTTTCAATGCTGTCATTATGCTATATATTACTCACGCCATAATATTTTAAATCCAATTTTAAAAAATAGATTAACACTATAAAAATTAGATCGACAATATAAAAATAGCATCTATCAACTATATAAGTATGCTTTTGGGATTAAAATTGAGGTAAAAAATGAAAACATTTCAACAATATATTGAAGATGTCGCAATGGATCTTGGTCGTGAAATAGCTGGAAGGGGTCTAAGTGCATCAAAAGGACCAGTACTAGCTCATCTTCTTCGTGCAGTTCGTATTGCAATTGCTGACGACCCAACTTTTGCTCGAAGACTACTGACTTTGTTGCAAAGCGAAGGTCCAGATGTTCAAGGAGAACTAGATAAGTCAAATATGGATGATCTTAATGATTCTGCATTTTTGTCTGGTTTGAGAACGGCTGCAAAATCTGGTTTGAAAACTTCTAAAGATGAACCAGATGTAGTTGCTCCAAACGCTTCTGACATGGCATAATTATTTCTGGAACCAGTATTGATAAGCTTTTTTAAGACTGTCTTCAGTCAATTCAAATTCTGCATTATCAAAAACAACTGAATCTACAGAGCATAGTGGACACAAAGCTGTCTGCCCTGCATCTGTATATTCTTTTACATCAATTGCTTTGAAAATTTTAGTGCAATGATAGCATCCAGCATTCACTGCTACATTTTGTAGATTTTTATTTTTAAAAGCAAAGTGTGCTAATTGTTTAATTGTTATCATATTAACTCATTGTGCTATCATCACGATCTTCATGATCTTGTTCTATTCCATAATTTATAATTTCAAGATTGTACTTTTTCAAATCATTTTCTTCAGCATCTGGAATTTCATCTGTTGCTGTTGTTGGAGGTTCGCCTTCTGGCGGTGGTGTAGTTTCGCCTTCTGCTGGCGGTGGTGTAGTTTCGCCTTCTGCTGGCGGTGGAGCTTCTGCACCAAGATCTGGAGTTGGACCACCAGCTTCAGACCCTATTTCTTTTCCTGCTTCTTCTGGAGTAGGAACACCAACACCTAGCAATTGAGGATTTTGAGACATAATCTGAATTTTTAGATCTTCTAATTTTTGCAATTTAAGTCTGCTCAACATCATAGATGTATCTTCTTCTGAATACATTAAAACTTTTGTATAAATGTCATAATCTGACATTAACAAACCACTTTTTAAAGAACCTGCATTTGTAAGTCTTGCTGTTTTTACTTCGGCTCTTGATAATTCTCTCCAATCTGATGGTGGAGTCATACGAATTTTTAAATCTTTAAACATTTCTTGTGGAAATCCACGAAGTTCAAGATGTCTTTCGCATATATCTAAAATTCCATCTTCAAAATTCGATTGAAGTCTTTCGATCATTCTTGCGAACTTAACATCTTGTGCTGATAATGTAATTCTAGTTGCATTAACATCTTCACTTGAAAAATAACTTTTTGGAAAGTTCAATGAAACAAATAATTTATTTCTAAAATAAACAGCATCATCAATTTCTCCAAGGTTTTGTGCGCCCGGAAGAGTTTCAATTCTACTATTTGCATTTGGACGAACTGGAACCCAATAGTCTTCATCTTGTGCTGGTGGTTGCCATCTTTCTTCTACAAGGTTTGCACCTGTTGTTGCACGATTACCAGCAGTTTTTCTTTTACGAAATTGATCTTTTAATCTTTCCATAAAAGCTTCTGCTTTAAATGGTGGAAGTTGACCGA